ACAGCGTATTGTACGCCCGAAGGCGCGCGTAGTCGCGCCGTATCCGGCGATCATACAGATCTTTCGGCTCCAAGTGCGGGACTTGGATCATCTCGTTCTTCCGTGACATCTACTACTAAAGGCCCCCCTAGAGTTTCCCGCATACCACCGCGTCGCATCGCCCTCTGTGGAGGAGGCATCCTAGGAATCGCCCACGCAGGATTCCTGAAAGCCATGGAAGAGGAGGGCATGCTAGGCCATGTGCGAGAATACATCGGAATTAGCGCGGGAGCGTTAACGGCCTTGTTCCTCACACTCGGCTACACGGTCAAACAAGTGGAGGAAATCGCCACGAATTTCCAATTCAATACTCTGCGCAACATATCCCCCGAAAACATCCTCAACTTCCCTTTAACATTTGGTCTAGATCGCGGGGAACTTCTGGAGAGTTTCGTTGTTAGTATTTTACACCAGAAGGGTTTCCCGCCAGATACGACATTTGAAGAACTGCACGCAAAGTGCCCCATCCACTTGCGCTGTTTTGCAACAGAACTCCAGACGTGTCGTCTCAGACAATTCAGTACGACGGCCACGCCCAAGGTGCCCATACGTTTCGCTCTGAGGGCGTCCATGTCTCTGCCCTTCGTCTACACGCCTGTACAAGAACCCAGCGGAGCTCTTTTGATTGACGGGGGTATTCTAATTAATCTGCCCTTGGTATTTATGACGTCTGCCGAGGTGGCAGAGACGATGTGTATATTCTTTACACATGGACAGTGTCAACTAGAGCCGGTGACTTCGTGGAGCGATATGTTACAGATGGTCTATAATTCTATGGTTGTTATGAAAAGTTCGCCGTTTATCAAGAAGTTTCAAGATCATCTCATCTGTGTTCCTATAGATTCACATAAATGTCTAGATTTTGATATGCCCGTGGAGTCAAAGAAAGCCCTGATTCAACACACATATGAAATTACCCGCAAATTCCTTTTTACACCGTACCATAAACCCGCGAGGAGATTTTCGGCTTCTTAGAGCCTTCATCTAAAGCGCAGAATTATACCGATAATATAGAATGATCAGGAAAAAGGCCGCCCTATGTATAAGGGGAGCAGTTTCTAAAAGTAGCGGGCGTTTCCTACATGCGGGTGATGTATATAATGATAGGACCAAATATATAAAATATAGTTCTGTATATAACTCCATACTCAAACACATTATTCAAGCAAATCCAGAGTATGACGTGGATGTATTTATACATTGTTGGAATGAAGATTTACAAGAAGATATAATATCATTATATAATCCCGTAAAGTATCTCTTTGAAAATAATAATAAATATACGGATGAAATTAATTCCCTTTGTTCTAATCCGAGCGATTTTGGAGGAATATCTCATTCTCTTAGTATCAGAAAAGTATTAGAGCTTCAAGAAGAATATAGTAATGCGAATAACATACAATATGATATTGTTGTTTTATTTCGCCCCGATGTTCTTATTTGGAAAGATATGATATTTTCCAAATACGATTTAAATTATTTCTACGTGGATGGTCACGGAGGCTATCATGGAGAATTTTATTTTATCATGTCACAAGCGCGTGCATCGGTATTTAAAAATTTATATTTGTCGGCTACGTATAATAAATATGCTGTTCATTTCTGGATAAAAAACTATGTTCTTAATTACTGCAACTTTCCCATGAAAGACGACGATATACTCCCTGGAAAACACATTGAAGTATTTAGGAAAGTTCGCGAATATTCATTAAATCCAGGTCATATCACTTATGAAACGCTGGCTAAATATGATATATCTCCTGAAGATATTTGAGAATGGTGATCTGTTCATCTAAAGTTAAAAACGACAGTGATTAACTTTAGATTTTGTAGCATATACAGATATTTACGCATTCGCGTTCAACCACTGCTCCCACGCGGCAGGATTTCTCGCGGCATCGCACTCCTTGTTGCCCAGCTTGAATGTGGGGAACCCTTTTACATTTGTTCCAGCAGGCATCTCGCTCTCCTCCACAATCGCGAGCTTCACTGTCTTGCCATTCGCCTGGATACTCCCTCCTTTGGAAGTCATCCACTGCTCAAATACCGGCTTCACATCCTTGCAGTGGGGGCACCAGGTGGCGTAGTACAGCGTGAATGTTGACTCGTTCTCAAAGCCCGAGATAAGCTTACGGCCGAGGAAGTAATAGAGGAGTGCAAGGCCCACCGCCACAGCTACCAGCGCGAACACATTCTTGGCCTTCAACTTCATCTAGCATAGGCAGAGGTTTTTTATAATCAGTCTAAACCCCCTAGCGCATATACATACATGAAGAACTGTCTTATAATGTCAAAGGACAATACATGGATATCTGTGCCTGTACCAAGAGGCCTGGATCCTCTTTGGATGAATGGGGATATCATGTATTATTCTGCGATGCGAGTGGCCGCCCAGGAACGTGGATATTCTGAGAAGAGGTCCGGGGAGCTGGCGGAAGCTCTCGTCAATCGGCGACTATATCCTGGAATTGTGTATCATAGTGCCTTAGAGGAGGATCTCATGGATCTCTTGGAAAAAGCATGATGCTCCAGAGTAGGATGAAGAACAGTGCCGTGTGAAAGAAGAAACCGGTGGGCGTAGGACATCCGCCCTCACTTGCCAACGTTATCCACGAACCTAGAAACTTTTGCATAAGTTTATACGTTTCTGGGTTGGCCACGAAGAAGAAAATCAGCGTAGTATACATGGCGTATTTTGCCTTGAGGGCCAGATTGAGCCCGCTGGATTTTACTGGCTGTTTTTCTTCCGAGGGGGGCATTATTCTAATAGAGGGTCGGATTGTAGAGACTTCAAAAGAGCGCTGCGTTTATTGTTGGCCACTGCTGTTATATACATGAATATGATGGCTCCTAGCGGAATACCTCGGCATGTGAGAAGTTGTTTCTCGTCGGCAGTCATGCGCAAGGGCTCGTCGTATAGTCCGTCAACATCTATACCGCGTAACTCTGGCTCGGCCTCATCGGAGTGGCCGGATAAAAAGTAGGGGGAGTCGCCGAGAAGGTCGTGGAATTGTTCAGGAGTTCTGTGATAATAACGAATGGGGGTCATATTCTCAAACACCTCTTTTTCTCCGTCGTCAAAGGTTTCTGCGTAGCTTTCTTCTAGATTTTGGAACGAATTGTCGGTATAGTGAAGGGGCTTTTGAGGGGAAAATGTATAGGAGTTAGAGTTGACCACCTGTTTCATGCCTTCATCCAGGATCATTTTGAGTATGTGAAAGACTATGGGGCAGGGCTTTGTGTCACCTAAGGTTGTGCCCACTTTCTTTAAGAATTTGTTGGCGTCAAAGTCGTACATCTTGCGCTTCATGTCAATGAGTAAGAGGGTTAGTACGGTGTCGCAGTAAGTGTTTGTGTCTGAATTTGATTCTATGTCAAAAATGGCTTGTAGTTTTTGTTGGGGGGTTGGTTTGCCGCCTTGCTGATCATGTATAATTCTTTCTGCTTGACCGATATTTGGCGGGAGTTGATTATTATTTTTCGGGATTAAGAGATCAAAGTGATTTTTGCCTGTATTTATGATATTTATTGTGGATTTCGCTTTTCCTGTCGTAGGAAAATACCTTTCTATGTTTTTGTAGACGTCGTTGTAAACATCAATTTGTATGTTTTTCAAGTCGGCGGCTGCCCATCCGGCTACTCCTGTTTCTGCCCAAACACATGGTCCACCGGTGGCTGTTTGAGTTATCGATGATTCTATATATGTATCTAAATCTACTTTCTTTCCTGTGTATTGGTCGCAGTATACAGGTATTAGTGAATTTCCAGGGGTAATTTCATACATCGCTTCGAGAGTTGTACCTCCATTCTTATGTACGATGGTCTTCTTATTCGCCTTCAACCATTCCGATATTTCCGTGGCAAATTTTAAGCAGGCTGGCTGATCAAATGGTTCATTCAGTCCGCGGAGAATAGATGCATAAAAACACCAGCCATTGCCCCCTATACTGATTTTTGAAAAGGTGTTTTCGCTTACTGGGGACTGTTGCGCTTGCATAGGTGCAGGAGCAGGAGCAGGTGCAGGAGCAGGAGCAGGTGCAGGAGCAGGTGCAGGTGCCAAAGGGGCAGCCGAAGGTCCAAGCCCAGCCTTAAACTTATCTATTATCATTTTATCTACATGCGCGTAAAGACTTAGAAGTCCGTTATGTATCTCCCTATGATGTATCTCCCCACCTGAAGTGTTATTCGCAAGCACCTCACGCACCTCATTCAGTATACTTCTGGCTTCAAAACTTTCCTGCACAGATATATCCTTTCTCACACTATACCGTATCATTATTTCCGCAAGTTGTTCCCCACAATCAATCAGCTCCTGCATAGAGGCATTTAAGCGCAGACCCCTCAGCAATGCTCTGAACTTCTGATACTGCTCAAACAATTTCTCAGACTCCATCTTTGTCTCCACGCGCTGGTACCTTTCCTCTAACTCCAAATAACCCTCGTTCAAATGCGTAATCTGTATAGATATTTGTAAGAGGGATTCCAGAGCCAGGATGGCCAAATCCTTCTCTTTCAATTGCTCCTTTAGACTCTCTATTTCCTCAGAGGAAGAAGGCCCTTGGCTCTTGCGCATAGATTCCAAAATCCCCGTGAGTTCATCATACAATTCGTTGAACCTTCCTTCTCTTACATCCGAAGCAACTCCGACATATTTCTCCTTATCTTTTAGTCTCTCCTGTAACGTACCAGGTTCCATATATCCAGAAGATTCTTGCTTTTTTATAAATTGTATGAAGAGCCTCATAATTCTGTTTTGTTCGGCCAAGTCCATTACAACGCGATAATCACTCTTATTTCCATACTCATACTTTATACAACCACGCGCATAACCACCGCTCATTAGCCGTACGAGATCATCAATGCCATCATACAGAATCGTCTTCTGTTGCGCGTATGAGTTCATCTCTCCGAAGGTAGCCAGTGCCACCTCCATTTCCTTTTTTGCTTCGGGTAAACGATATTCCAACGATCTCTTGAAATCTTCATATAACTGGCTACCCTGGCAAGGTAACTTGTCCTCGGTGTCAAGGGGAGTATGAGCGATTCTCTGCAACTTTTTCAAGAATGACGTGGTCACATCATTTATTTTGCTATTATTGAACACGAATTTGAATAGATTCTTCAAATCGCGTTTCCGATTTTTAATGTTATCTTGCGTATCTGTGATTCCATCCATCCACTTCAAATATTTTTCATTAAAATCTGTCAGTGTCATGATAATATCAGGCCTCTTTTTTACAACTTCCGGCGAGCTGTTAATAAATACCTGGCCTTCTTCATCTCTTATGGGAGTCGTATTATACATGCTCGTATCGGCATCAAGTCTCACTGATAGATTGTACATTTCAATACCAGTGAATACCCTGATAGTATTCAATGAACGCATATCAAGCTGAGAGCTTATAATGCCCCTTTGTAAAATGGTATTTTTATCTTTTTTGGATAAGCTATACGGAGCAAAAGGATGCTTCTTCTCATATTCATCCGTGCGTTCAATGGGACTCATCTCCTCCACGGGTTTTTCATAAGGAGGAGCCTTGGAAAAGGCACCCGGATTTTCCGGCGGATTAGTTACGAGTGATACCATGCCATCGGTCACTTCGGTAACTGCTCTACCAACCCTTTTTACACCTTTCGCTATAGTATGTGGTATTTGCCTTAGACCTTCTATGGCACCTGTGACGGCCTTATCTTTTCGGGATAAATTTGATCTAGGGTCCGCCATCTACTCACAGTCCCAAAGAATCTTCTGGAATGGCCGACGCCCAGAAAATCTTCAACCCCTGGAATCCTCGTAACAAGATTATTGATGATGAGACAATCAAGGCGATTCTCAAGAAATATGGTATTAAGGAAGACCCGCCGAAGCCAGGCTTATTCCGCCAAGCATCCGTCCACAAATCCTATGTGGACCGAAGCGAGGAGTGGGCGGCCACGGAAGGCCAAGAACAGATCTTGGCAGAACGACCTCCTTCTTGTCTACCTCTTCAAGAGGCTGACAACGAGGAGTGTGAATTCGCTGGTGATAGCCTTCTCGGGTGTGTCATCGCCCTGTATCTGTATGAGAGATACGCCGGAAAGGGCGAAGGCTTTCTCACTCGTCTTCGCACTCGCATTGTGAATAACAAGATGCTCGGGATGCTGGCGAAGAAGATGGGTCTGGAGCCGTGGATTGTTGTGAGTAGGCACGTGGAGGAAGTATGTGCTGGTGGGAGGGGCAATTTGCGACTGTTGGGGAGTATGTTGGAGGCCTGGGTACACGCCCTCTTCAAGAATTTTGAGACGAAGGAGAACCCCGGCCTGGCATTCACTGTTGTCCAGCGATTTATTGTGACGATTATTCAAAAGCACGTGAATTTCGTGGAGCTCATTACGGATGACAATAATTACAAGGATCAGCTCTTGCGACTCTTCCAGGCGAAGTTCCACCAGCCACCGAGGTACAAGGAAGTGGAGGTGATTGGTCCTCCGCATGACAGGACATTCACAATGGGCGTGATTGATCCTGCGGATGAGAGCAAGGTGATTGCTGTGTCGACGGCGCGCAATAAGAAGGTGGCTGAGCAAGAGGCTAGTAAGATTGCCTTGAATTTGTTGGAGGAAGCCTAAGGGTCTATAGGACCAAAGGCAAAAGGGTCCGAGGCTAAAGGCTCAAATATCCCTTTTACACCATCATTAGAATGGCTGAGGCGAAAGGGCTTATTTTTGACGGGATTGAAGAAGCCACAGAGGAAGAAATCGCGATGTACGCCACGCTGGTTTCTCCTCCTCCCGCTGCTCTTGCAGCAAAGGCTGCTCTTGCAGCAAAGGCCGCAGTAGTGCCGGTAAAAGCAAGGGTTCCCAAAAAACCAACAGCGGGCAAGACAATGTTTGGAGTTGCTCTGAGCGCAGCGTCTGGTGCTCCTGGCACTGTTGCTGCTGCCGCCGCTCCCGCTGCTCCCGCAGCAAAGGCAGCAAAGGTGGCAAAGGCGCCGGCAGCTGCGCAAGCGCAGGAGCAAGCGCAAGACGAGACGCAGGGCTTATCAAAGTTCGGAGAATTTGCCAAGGTAGCAGAGGGTATTCAAACGGCCAGTTACAGCGACCCCTATTCCACCGGCGACTTCTATCCCCTCAGAACCCGCCTCGGATTTCAACAGCAAATCCTCAAGGTCTACAACAACTTCCTCAAAATACCCGAGCACGGCAAGGAGCCCGACTACGACGCCTGTAAGAAAATGGGAGCCTCAGGAGGCACTGCCGTAGAAATGTACGAATACCAGAAATTCGTCCGCGAATATGTTCGCCAAGCATCTCCCTACCGTGGCCTCCTCGTCTACCACGGTCTCGGCTCCGGCAAAACCTGCTCAGCCATTGCCGCCGCCGAAGCCCTGTTTTCCGTATCCCGCAAGAAAATCATCGTCATGACACCCTCCTCGCTCCGCTACAATTTCATCCGCGAAATCAGTTTCTGCGGATTTCGTCATCTCCGTCTCCAGAATCACTGGGAGGCCATTGATATTACTCCCGATAACAAAGAGACCGCCTATCTATTCGCCACGCAAGTCCTAAACATGTCAAAGGAGTTTGCCACTTCTCTCACGAATTCCTACGTGTCAAGAATCTGGGTTCCCAATTTCGATGACACGCTCCAGCCGAATTTCAAAACGCTGGACCCCGCCGAGAGAAAAGAGATTGTCAAACAAGTTGAGAACCAGATCAACAACTCTATTACATTCATTAACTATAACGGCGTTCGCGCTGCCAAGTTGAAGAAGTATGCGTGCGATCCTCCCGACGCAGATGGCAACCGCTTCTTTGATAATTCCGTCATTGTCATTGACGAAGTACACAATCTGACGCGTCTCATGCAGGGCACGATTGAGCCGTATCTGACCGACATTGGCGGCGGGAAACGCAAGGTTCCCCTAGAGCCTGTTACGCCTGGACCATGGGAGCCTGCGTTGTGCAAGGTGGCCATTGATGACCGCAAACCCTATTTGACAAATTACAAGAGAGGCTATTTATTGTACCGCCTTCTTTCTGGGGCGCGCAATTCCAAGATTATTGGTCTGAGTGGTACACCGCTCATTAACTTTCCTGAGGAAATCGCCATTCTTGTGAACCTCATTGGGGGCTATGTACACACGTGCTCTATCAAGGCAAACCCCTCTGACAAATATAAGGAGGTCAAGGCGCTTCTCCAGAAGAATGCGTACGTGGATTTTGAAGAAGTGGAAACTCTGGGAGGCAATCTACAGATCCTCTTTAGCATTTTGCCTGAGGGGATGACAAAGACGACCACGGAGTCTGGAAATCTGGCTGTTCAGAGAATACCTCCTGGTGAAGTGACGCCCACCATTCAGGAGACGGCTACGGGAATTGTCAAGGAGCTCAGCGATATGGGCTTACGTATTCTAGAAGGGCCCACGTATAAATCGGAACCACTGCTGCCTCCTGTGGGCGAAGAATTCCGCGAGAATTTCATTGATGGCCTTAATTTGAAGAATACGGTGGTGTTGCGGAAACGCCTACAGGGTCTTATTTCCTATTACCGAGGGAGTAAAAAGGAGTTGATGCCTGCCGTGACGAAGGACGAGGTCGTTTTTGTGCAGTTTTCCGAGTATGCGAGAAAGCAATATGAGATGGTTCGTGCTGAGGAACTTGCGATGGACAAGGAAAAGAAGAAGAAGGAGCCTGAGGGAGATTTGAAGGGGGCTGGAAAGATGGGGAATTTGTGGGCTGAGATTTATGATTTGGCGAAGATGAAACAGTCCAACAGTTATCGTATGTCCAGTCGTCAGGCGTGTAATTTTTCCTTTCCGGAAGGACTTGTACGTCCCCGGCCGAGAGATAAGCGCGATTTCGCGGTCGATATTGGCGCTGCCGAAGGCGAAGGTGATGCGGAGGTGTTTGCGTCCGCAGGAGCAGAAGGCGCAGAAGGCGCAGAAGGCGCAGAGGAGGAAGACTTTGTACCTGTGGCAGAGGATGCAGATGACGAGGATCTAGAAGCTGCTGCGGCGGATGATGCGGCCATAGATTCTACTGCAGAGGCTGCGGAGGAAGGTGCTCCTGCTCCTGTTGCTCCTGTTGCTCCGGTTGCAGAGGCAGTAACAGAAGGGGGTGGAGATCTAGAAGAGCTTGGAACCGAGGGAGGGGGTGTAGATGACTTACTCCCCGCTGCTCCTGCGCCCGTAGCCGTCCCCGAAGCGCCCCCTGCTCCTGCTCACGTAGCCGTGCCCGAAGCGCCCTTAGCACCCGCAGCCCCTGCAAAAGCCCCTTTTGGTCTCAAGGCCGCCGACATCATTAAAAAACAGCGCGACGCCTGTATTGCCCAGGTAGCAAAGGCCCCTACTTACCCAGAAGCCACCAAAAAACTCAAGGAGTGTCTGATAAAATACGACAAGTCAAGACTCTTCTTATACAACACAGCCGACAATCTCATAGACAGAGCCCGCGCCAACGAGCCGGCAGATCCCAAACGCCTCGCAAAGTATTCCCCCAAATACGCCGAAATCCTCAAACGCATCTTAACAGCCCCTGGAAGCAGTCTCGTCTACAGCCAATTCCTAGACATGGAAGGTATCGGCATATTCTCCCTGGTGCTCCAGGCCAATGGATTCCACCCAATAGAAATTGTCAAAGACCCTACCACAGGCACAATGGCGTTTACCCAAGCATCCATAGACAATATAAAACTCGGCAAGGGTCTGAATCGCTTTCTCACATTTACAGGAGCCTCCGGCAAGGACAACACCGAAATCCGCAATATGGCTCTCAAGGTCTTCAACGCCAAGTACGAAAACGAAAGTTTCTCAGAACTCTCTCCGCAGATGTCACAGGTACTCGTGGAAGGTGGATACACGGGCAATGTGGATGGCTCTCTCTGTCGCGCCTTCTGTATCACGGCGGCCGGCGCCGAGGGTCTCTCCCTGAAAAACGTGCGTCGTGTACATATCATGGAACCCTTCTGGAACCACGTGCGTACAGACCAAGTGAAGGGTCGCGCCGTGCGTATTTGCTCCCACATAGACCTGGATCTCGCCGACAGAAACGTGGAAGTTTTCACGTATTGCTCGGTGTTTGATGATGGTGTAACAGGGGAACCTGTGAAAATAGAGAGCAAGGAGATTTCCTCTAATGACGCGGTGAAACCCGAGCAGGCCGTGGAAATGGGCTTTACACCGAGGGCTGCTGCCCTAGAATATGTCTTGACGAGTGATCAACATCTCTATCAGCTCAGTGAGCGGAAAAAGAAGGTGTTACAGAATATTCAGAATCTGATGAAGACGAATGCAGTGGATTGTGCGATTAATAAATACGAGAACGAGGAAGAAGGTCTGGGCTGTATCACTCTGCCCGATAAGCCCCAGCAATATGCGTTCCATCCGATTCTCAAGAAGGACATCGCCGAGACGAGTACGCAATTCCCGAAGGACGCCATTTCTGAGGCGGCGGCGCCAGCTCCTGCTCCTGCTGCAGCAGTGGCCCCGGTGCCCGGTGCTCCGGCTGCCCCGCCGCAGCCAAAGCCAGCAGGAACAAAGGCCGTCCAGGCGCTTATTATCACGCTCGCCGGCACACAATACATTTCTGTACCCGACCCAAAATCCCCTCTTACACGATCCCTATATGGGCGCGGAGATACTTCCTTGACCAAGAAACTGGGAGAATACTCCACAGACGCCGAAGGAAAACGCATAGGCGATGTTCGCTGGATAAGACAGGCTTTCTAAGGGCTCTAGGGCGGCCCTAGGCAGGCAAGCTACTCACAAATCTCCCCCGCGCCGTCCCAGGTTCGGCCAACGGCGGATCAGCCCATAGAGGCACCCCCCGATGCACAAGCATCTGCACATTCATCTCCCAATCCAAGGGCTCTCTGAACGGCACCAAGGTTCCCCAGATCTTCTCCAAGAAGCTCCGGCGAAATAACATGGAATCACAACACCGAAACACGAATTGCCCTGGAGCAGGAAATATCCGCTGTTCTCCAAAATACGACGGCTCGTGTCCAGGAGGACGACCTGTCACGCCCTCACCCAGACTCACATAATCCCACTCAATCCCAGAACATCCCTTTAACACAGCTTCCAGCCTCTCCAAGAAATCTTTGCGCAACATCACATCTGACTCAAAGACAATGACCTCTTTATGACCCGCCTCTAAGGCCTGTCGCACTGCCTCGCGGAACGTAAGAATCAGACTGATTTCTCCACGACTCAGTGCCACGGATTGTAGAGAAAGATTTATCTTCATTCCGAAACGGTGTGTAAAAGGATCATAGGCGGAAAATACTTGCTCGCTTGTTAATTGATGGCCCCAGACTTTCTGTACCCAATGAATCTTCTCCAAGGGAATTCCTATTCTGGCGAAATGGCCGACTAAGAACTGGTATCTTACCTGTTCATACTCGGGATTACACATAACATACATATGAGGTACATCCATCATTTGTGGAATACATTGGTTTACCATTTAAATAGATCAAAAATACTTGACGCTAATGAAGCGGGAGCTTGTTCCTTAGGTGTAGGTGCACTAGAGCGTTTGTCAGATAGGCCACTAGGTAGGCGAGGTGACTGGAAGGAGTTTACATTATTAAACCAAGCCGGCCTATCTTCATTCCATCCTCCTCCAGTTTCTTGGCAAAGACAGTGTTGCGGACAGCCAACGGGCCTTGATCCAGGAGGATTTCCTGTACAAAAGGGGCCATTTGTAGCCCCTGGTACGGTGGTACAGGTATTTCCTGGAACGGTGGTGCCAATACATTTCGCCCCATACCAATCCATAGGGAGCTCATTATTCCAAGAACTACCACCTATCCCTTGACAGTATGTCTCGCATGACACACTGCCGTTGTTTCCTCTCACTACCTGTGTTCTCATTACACCCGTCGTGGCACCATCCATATTTGGCCAACGACTGATCCATGTTTGATTCAACTCGGCGTATAATTCTCCATCTGTTCCTATAAAATCGCGGAAACCGTGTAACCAGGCGATGTCACCTAAGAATGAAGTGTTAGGCGATCCTGCGGTAGGCCATGCCGGATTTCCTAAGATGAATCTGCCTGAGTATCTTATAATATCATCTTTTTCTCTCATCATAGGCGTTCTTACAGGAGCAGTACTATTCTGCGATGCTTTTATTGCTGCAAGGAATGAGGCGCGAGAGCTGTCTTTGGTACTAAGATCCGAAAAAGGTCCCGCGTGCATGGTTATTGCGCGAATACCATAGCCATCCGTGTCCACATATTGAATAACCACTAAGTTCCAGGCGTTTATGGTGCAAGGGGCTGATTGAACAGGTTGGGATGTTCCCGTATTTAATTTAAATGTGTATGTTGGGCCTGAACGTTCTAAACTGAGTGAACATACTCTTGCGTTAGCGGAAGAAGGATCTTGGCCATGTTGAAATATTCCGCCTTCCGTTGTGGGTCTTATCATGAGCGTAATCGTTTTGAATGCGGAATAGGCAAATAGGGCACCTGTATGCCACCGACTTGTGGAGGATGTAAATATGACATAGGGCTTTGTTCCAGGAACACTGAGGATGCTATTCGTATCTGTTTGGTATGATATACCAGTTGCCACCACGTCAAAGGAGAATTTGTTCGTCGGACTACTCGGCCCATTCCAGCGTTTCTCGAAAAATCCGAGAGAGGCTCCGCGCCCTCCATTGGGACGAGTACAGATTTCATATTGTAGCCACGGGGCGAGGGGTTCTTGGGTGAGGTACATATGTTCACGCGCAGAAGCATCTTTCGCAACGCGCTTGAAGTTTGTCAGGTCTGTGGAGTAGTCGGCAATAGACATATTATATGCTCCGTATCCTCCTACATTTGCATATTTCACAATGAATGTATTTCTTTTTCCTACACCTGTATCAATATTATACGCCCCGCTTGTATATGTAGTTACTGCTTGACCCTTCCAACTTCCCCAGTCTAGATTGGCCGTGGTAGTACCTTGGAAGGGGTTTTGATTGTATCCTATCATGAATGAGTCATCTACAGCCACTTTGAATGCGATCTTCGTATTTATTGGAGGCCTGTACTCAAATGCGGCCGTGAAACATATATTTTCTGCAGCAGGTAAACCTAATTTGTATTTGAATGTTGGCCATGCTCCTTGAGCAGGTCCTTCGCCGAATTGATTAATACCCTCATTTATATCAGGAAACCCTTCTCCATCCGAAGACATCATCAGGTCCGAGCGAAGAATCACAGGAGCCGTGCCGGCTGTATACATCCATATGACTTCTGAACCGCGGGTATTTGCATTCTTGTCCAGCTCTATGCTGATTTGTGTACCGTAGGTTTGAGTGCCGATGAATTTGTTGATGGCGTCGGCCTGTACTTGCTTGTTCGTGCTATCCATGGCAGCCTTGATGGAATCACGGAATGCTATAAAGGCACCCACATTGCTTCCGTTCCATTTGCTTATCTGGGGATACTCTGAGCCCATGGAATCTCCACCGCCGTTTCTCCACAAATTCTGTATACAGGTGATATTTGTAGCGTTAATCTTATCGTTGTTATTCAACTCGGAGCAGAAATTGTAGGTGTTGGAGAAATAGCCGGCCTCTAGACAAAGATCGCGGGCAGCGCTTTGTACACCCACGCCCAAGGAAGTATCTGTAGAGGCGTTTGCGAGGGCGTTGAAAATGTCATTCGCCGTTTCTTGGTCTACAGCAGTGCCGTCGCGCAACAAATTTTGGGGCATGTTCGTCTTGTTGACGTAGTATTTATAGGGGGCTGAGGTGGTGAGCGGTCCGTCATAAGGGGCTCCCATTTTGGATGATGTAAGGGCGGTGAGTATTGAGCCTTTGTCCGTACAACCGGCATTTCTTATGTTATCTATAAGGCAATCGCGTGAGAATGGTATTTGGCAATTGTACTGGCCTTCTAAGTTGGCGAAACCTTGTATGTTAGAAGAACAGCCCGAAGGAGCACTGGATGCCGGGACTATATTGGCCGGTGCGCAGTTATAGTTCAAGTTACCAACATTATCGTATTTTGCCTTCACAGTACCACCGGTGCTGGTAATGGGTATTATTTTCCCTGTCGTCTTACAGTATCCAAAATAGGGTTTGTTTTGGCTTGTCAATAGCTGTAGATTTGTGCAATTATTGCCGAGGGCGTTTGCCATGGAGTCAGCAACTCTTTGTTCGGCCTTTTGAAGATCCATTTCAATAAACCCTGCTCCTGTAAGTACATCACCCTGTCCTGCTCTGCCCATGACGGGAACACCATTATACGTTGCGAAGACGCCTCGGTTTATCAGAGGATTCTTTGCGCCGGAACCTTGTTGAAACATCCATCCACAGCCCGGGTCGTAGACTGTATTGGTAGCCTGGTCGGCTTGGAGTTTTCTTAGTCCATCCATTCCAGTATACGTGCGACACTTGTCTGCGGCTTTTTCTTGTGCGGTTGTGTCCACGCGCAAGGTGTCGCTAAACATGGGTGTGGCAGAATCCAACATGCTCGGATCGGTGGAGACCATGCTGGGTGGTAAATACATGCCGATTTCTCGTAATTGATTTGCAAGAACGGCCGTATTATTCCCTTGATATGATGGAGACGCCATTTCTATTAGATACGAAATAATTATTCGGGAAATATTCTAGAATCTAGGATATTTTCCGTTTGTATTCGTAGTATATTTTACAGTGTAACCTCGTACGTTTCATTCACGATAGCGGGAAAATATTTTGTCACTCTATTCCCATTGGAAGCTTTATAGACTACACTGAAATCTTTCGGGCAATATGGAGCAGGATCGCCAAAGACACCATTAAGACCTCCATTAATACGATATGATGTTTTATCCGTTTGTCTATTGATGATATTTTGTAGAATATTTTTCACATTATCTTGAGTAGTTCTGCAATTTCCTCCGTAAGTAGCCGATTCTATAATAATATCTTGTGTAGGAGCAGGTGGAGGGGTTGCAGCACCAGTAAAATCAGTAGAAGCCGTGGCGCGTATTTCTATTCTAGCTATATTATCATTGTAAAATCCACCTGCGTTACCACACGCATTGAAGTTATACGGACCGACGATTATAAATGACCTTCCATTAGTTGATATTACCACTGACAATCCAGCGGGAACTCTTATATAACTTATATCAGAAGGATAGTCGGCACCAGAATTAAATACCTTTTGCCCTATGAGCTGTTTGGACCATCCTGACCCATCACAATGCTGATAAATCGTTACCTGTGGTAAAGTAGGAGGGGGAGAAGGAGGGGGAGGAAGAGGAGGCGGTGGCGGCGGCGGTGGAGGAGGAGGCGGAGGCGGAGGAGGAGGAGAAGTATCAGGAGAGTACCTTGACCACTGGTTCTTGTTGTAGGGCAGAGGCCTGTTATAAGGCAAAATTTCTTTACTCATTGCAGCTTCCTCAGGTTTATTTCCGAAACAATTCACACCCGCCTTATTACCCCTTCCTGAACCACCGAACCATCTATCATCTCCAATCCAATCTATTACTCCTGAGCGTCCATTACCACATTCTGCCATAATATCATACGTAATCGGAAAAAATGCGTTTCTATCACCCTTATCACTCACCCATCCCGTAGAGCACCAATTCGCATGGTTCTTCTGAGCCTCATCTAGCTCCGCATAACTAGCAACACGTGCCCCTACCTTTTGGCATAAAGCAGGCGCATCGGCAAATGTTAGATTATAGCCTGATAAATGAAAGACCTCGGCCGGATAGAAAACACGCGTACATCTCCAGCCGTCGCATCCCGTCTTTGCAATGATATTGTTGTTCGCCGTGATGGTGAGCCAGATCCCTGCTGGATTTTTACAGCCACCAGTATTCTGTGCAGCCGTTTCACTGCATCCTCTATTTACAGCACGAACCTCCAAGGTATTTGGTCCATGAGGTAGAGTTACTGTAAAAGGATTTATTGAGCCACCAAAACCTTCATATCCTTTGTCAAGATTCGCATTTTCGGAAGGATATTTTCTCCCATTTAACACGATATACCCATAATTATCCACGGCTCCGGTAATAACAGCATTTGTCACAGTTGTTCCTGTATTTATAAAATTATAGTAAAAGGTAAAGGCCTCATTTGCAGGTCTTTGGCCATAGCCATCGGAAGTACCCCACAGCCAGTATACTCCACTACCAAGAGGAGGAGCATTGGCTTCCCACATGGGGTTAGATCTCCACGGGCTTCTAGAGTCAGAAGATCCAACTTCAAATAAACAATGGGCCGGCGAAACACCGGGGGTACGAGCAACGTTAAATTGGCTTCGGGAAGAACCGGTAGTCCTTCCAGACACTCCAGAATCAATGCGGGAATTTGTAAATAAGATAGGGTCGCGCACATCCAAGCCAAAACACTTGCGAATACTATCCTTTCTTCCACCCTGTGAGTCGGACTTATTCGCATCCAGAGCGGGATTGATTGATCTATCATACATATCCGTCAAATATTGTTTAATAGCATTTAATCCGGTTTTCCCCTGATAGCCACTATTGAAAACTCCCATCAATTCGTCACGTCCCGCCTTATCACTTGAATCTGGATTAAGGGACCCTCCCAAACGGCAGTATTGATCAACGTTTATATCTAAGGCGCGATAGTTTTCAAAGGCATCTTTGTAGTTTGCTACTCTTTGACTCAAAGTGTAGGAAACTTTTGGATCGTACCTACTCATTCTGATGTATCTGAGTAGATTTATTTTGGTCGGTATCTAATCTAGATTATATACACTGGGGAATTAACTTGCACTTGTTTCTATAGTGGCTATATTATCATTAAATCCATTAAATCCACCACCTGTACCAACACTACAGAGATTTAGAGACGTTGGTCCCTTCAGAGTGATTACTTGGCCAGTTCCTCTTACTCCATAAATAGATGTTGTTTTTCCAGTGAGTACGGCTGTAACTCCAGAAGGAACATCTACATAACTGAGATCCCAAGGATAATCTACATCAGAGCGGTATACTCTTGGACCACCTGCTAATTCTCTTCTAGTCCATGAGTAATTCCCTTTATCGCATCCCTGCCATATTATTACAGGCGGTAAAGAAGGAGCAGGTGGAGGGGTTGCTACACTATTAACATCAGAAGAACCCGTGCCGCGTATTTCTATTGTTGTCATCTTATCATTGAACCACCAATCACCACTACCTCCACATGCATTAAAGTCCCTCGGACCAACGATGGTGAATGACCTGCCATTATATGATATTATTACAGTTACTCCAGCGGGAACTCTGATATAACTTACATCAGGAGGATAGTCGGCACCAGAATTAAATACCTTTGGCCCTGTGAGCTGTCTGGACCATCCATCGCCACCACAATGTTGGTTAATAGTTACCGGTGGCAAAGGAGGGCTCACCACAGGAGGAGAAGTGCCAGGAGAGTATCTTGACCACTGGTTCTTGTTGAAGGGTAAAACAGGTGTTGGAGCATTTTTAATAGTATATGCTTCCTCAGGTTTGTTTCCGAAACAATTTACACCTGCTCGGAAACCTTTTCCTGGCCCCTGACCAAACCAATCATCATTCCCAATCCAATCCATTATGCCTGAGCGTCCATTGCCACATCCTCCCATAATATCATACGTAATCGGATAAAATGCGTTTTTATCTCCCCTATCACTGACCCATCCTGTAGAGCACCAATTTCCTCCATTCTTCTGAGCCTCATCTAGCTCTGCGTAGGTAGCTACACGCGCCCCTACCTTCTGGCATACGGAAGCCGCATCCGCCAATGTTTTATTATACACACTAAGATGAAAAACCTCTTGCGGATAGAAGAAGCGCGTACATCTCCAGCCGTCGCACCCAGTCTTCGCAATGATATTGTTGTTCACCGTAATCGTCATCCATATTCCTCCTGGATTTCTCCAACCACCATTGTTCTGTGCCGCCGTTACACTGCCTCCTGCATTTACAGCGCGAAACTCCAATTTATTTACTCCACGAGGTATAGTAACTGTAAAAGGCTGTATTGAGCCACCAAAACCTTCATATCCTTTGTCACTGTGTACATTTGCGGAAGGATATTTTGTGCCATTTAACACGATATATCCATAATTATCCACGGTACCAGCTAAAATCGCATTTGTGGCAGTAGACCCCGTATTTACAAAATTATAGTAAAAGGAAAAGGCCTCATTTGCAGGTCTTTCCCCATAACCATCGGAAGTGCCCCACAGCCAGTATACTCCACTACCGAGAGGAGGTGCATTTGCTTCCCATGCAGGGTTACCCTTCCACGGGCTTCTAGAGTCAGGAGATCCAACTTCAAACAAACAATGGGCCGGCGAAATACCAGGATTCGGAGGGACGTCAAACTGGTTCCGAGAAGAACCGCTTGTCATTCCTGAACCAATACGATCATTCGTCAATGCGATAGAGTCACGCAGATTCAAGCCAAAACACTTGCGAATACTATCCTTTCTTCCGCCAAGTGAATCCGACTTGTTTGCATCCAGAGCGGGATTTATTGACCTATCATACATATCGGTCAAGTATTGTTTAATAGCATCCAGCCCGGTTTTACCCTGATAACCACCATTGAAAATCCCCATCAATTCGTCACGTCCCACCTTATCACTTGATTCTGGATTAAGGGATCCTGCCAAACGACAGTATTGATCGGTGTTTACATCTAAGGCACGATAGTTTTCAAAGGTTTCTTTAGAGCTTCTTACACTTTGACTCAAAGCGTAAGAAGCTTTTGGATCTAACCCTCTCATTCTGATTTATCCGAATAGATTTAATTTGTCGTGTTATATGCCTTACCAATGTTCTCACTCTTCTCACTTGTGTTTTTATACAGATATGCCAGGCACGCGTCAGAAGGAGGTTTGCCTGGCCCAACACCATCGCACGGTGTAGCCACGCTCGTAATTCCATAGCATCCTTCCGCCACGGCCGGATCAGTATTCGCATTCGTAATTTTCGCTTGAATCCACGCCTTCATCTGCGCTATCGTGCCTGAAATCGCCTCGGCCGGCAGTCCCGTCAGCCACCAACTTCCCGCCGAAGAGCACCCCGCATCCAAAATAACCTTCCTTTTACACTCTTCGGAATATGTCCCGGGTCCTTGGCCAGTACATTCATCCCTGAGAAGTGTATTCTCACTGGCTGCCGTAGTGACATAAGGCCCCTTTTTACAGTCGTAGTATGCTATGTTATTCTTTCCGTCGGAGTAATCAATAAATGTGAAGGGAATCATGCACGCAAGTCGCATCTTTTCTGTGCCTGTAGGCAAAGGAGATTTAGGCACCATTCGTCTTACACGTACATTCAACGATGAGATTAATAAATTGGAAGCCCCGAGTTTCACAGAGCTTCCCGCATTTGCGTCATCACGCAAGACGGCGTTATACAATTCCTGTAAATATATGCTATCATCGGCATTTACACCCTTAAATAATCCGCCAATAAATGGAGCCGTGCTTCCGTTCGCTTGTAGAGACAGCACAAACGGGTCGCCTTCTTGTACAGCGCTTGAACCAGGGGCTCCCGCATATTTTGATAAATCCACAATAAGAGGAGTATTTGACAAAACGGTATTCGTTACAGGAGTCGCGGCACCTTTAATAGTAATTGTTAGCCTGCCACTGCCGACTAAATGTAACTGAAGGTTTTGCATAGTACCGTTAGGAGGGTGTTGTATATAAGACCATATGGTATTATCGGCCATACATTTTCCACAACTCTTATCAGGCACGTACTGCTGTTCCTTCTGACATCTCATACGACCCACTACTTCTCTATACATGTCTGAATCAATGGCGAGTGTAGGCGGAGCCGTGTCGTCATCTTGAGAAGTCGCTCCTCTACAGACGGCTCTTCCTAGGGATGGCATCGCGCGGGCATATTTGTAGTTATTTGCTGTCTTCCTCGCATATGCACGATCTTTATCAGCCTTGTACAGGAGCACGCCTTTTGGACCAGTAAAGGGGGTGTTAGGTGTGCCTGTAAATGATCCAGTACTCAGGCACACTCCGCAGTTCTGCATAAACTTGGGATCGCCAAAGGGATCAGTTTCAACGTCTTTTTCTTTGCAATATTTCTCAATGGCAAGCATACTCGTTTCATCGGAAACCGGCATACTTAGCGGAGTGTCTAGATTCATAAACGGCTCATTTAACATGACCTTGCCACCTTTAAAATTTCCTGGCATATACATTGATATGCCTCCCTGACTTGAGGTATGATGATGAAAGGAATTTAATCCCATTATACTCATGTCCGTAAGCTTTTGTCCCTCTGCTACAGGAATTCCAATGGGAGTTATATTTGTTTTGTTAATATTTGTATTTATGGCCAACTCGTTTGTTCTTTGCTGACTGTGTAAACTGGCAAGAGGGTCCTTCTCATTCATAAATGTCTCTGCTCCATACAAATAAAAATAGATCATTACAATCACTATGAGGACTGTAATAAGATAGAGATGTCTCCTCATTCTAACATTGCCACATACTTTATGAAAACCCTTCTTACAAATTATCCGGACGGATCACACTCGTAGAATCGAGGTCGCGGGTGATTACACGGAGCGCAATCTGGACTTGGTGGCTCTGGTTGAGAAGACGACCTGTGGCGAGGTCGGTGTTTTTCAAGAAGGCTGTCAATGTCCCAGCCGAGGCCGTGCCAGCACTCGCGTCTGCTGTATCCGCGAGTTGTACAGTGGCAGTGGCTCCAGTTGTAGGATCACTAAACTTCCCGCGAACCACTATACAATTGCAATAGCCCTGTTTATTTGCTCCGAGTGTCAGAGTATTTGATGCAAGACAGCCCGTATCCACAACTATGAATCCGGAAGAGGCAGTTAAATGATTTATTAAATCGGCGAGTTGGTTTACCACAGAACCAGTGGGCGCGTTCTGCCACAAAAAGTTTTGCATCATTATGCGATCCCCTTTTGACACAGTATAGGTATTAAAGTATTTTTTGGTGACAATGCAATAATATGCGGCAGAAGTCCCATTCTCCACACCTGCATCATAGCCATAGGGCATTGACGCAGAGGCAGCCAGCTCCTTGGAAGAACGGACCTCGGCAATATCCAGCGTATCGGGGACTGCGCTCAGAAGACTTCCATCAGGTCGTTCAAAACGGAAGGATAGGCGTTGCAGAGTTGTTAAAGGAGTCGGTGAATATACCTTCTGGCACTTCAAGAACTTGGGAATCATCGCGAAATAGCCTCTCGCCATGTCATTGGACGTGTCGTAGACCCAGTTGGCGTCGTACTGGAGGACGCCGAAGGACGCGTTGAGTCCCAGGTTTGTGCCATAGGTATTGGTGTCCAGCTCAGGGATACGCACCTGGATGTAGGGGAAAGAGAGGATGTTCATGTTATAGGGGGCATCGTATGCGAAGGACGAACCATTATAAGTGCGCGTAACCACGCTATCCAGGGACTCTCCAGGCATAATCGCCTTCACCAGCTCAATGCGCACAATGTTCCGGAACTTGGCCGTGCTCGCCGGCGTGAGGCGGAGACCAGTGGCCGTGTTATTGGGATTGAAGGCCACGCTGAAATTGTACCTCGTCTCGGTGGAGCTGGTGGAGGCCCAGTCGCGGTCGCCACTGTAGACGAACAAGTTGAGCTCTGACTCCTTGTATTCAATCGTGCTCGGCTCTCTCGTTATGATCATCTGCTGGCGCGTGGGTACGGCCGGCTCCTCGTAGGTCTGGCGGGTTCTGTCCAGATTCTGGGTGTTTCCGAGAAGGAGGGCGCGCATATCGGGAGGTTCCGGCAGACTTGCCTGGGATTGGCGACTGGCGGCGGCGCGCGACTCTAGTTGGCGGCGCTCGGCCTCGGCGAAGGCGGCCTCGGATTCTTCCTCGGCTCTTCTGCGCGAGCGCGCGTAGTTGTCTGTGGCCGCTGCGTATGCGCCCTGGCCTTGGCCTTGGGCCAGAGCCTGGCCCTGGTTTCCAGCCATAGAAGGTACAAGTGCCGTCTGGCGAATTGCCTCATCCTGTCTGTCTTGCTTGATTCTCTCAAAGACATCCATCGGCACCGGCCCCTCATTTTGTAGACTTATGCGGAAATCTGTCGGAGCAGGAGGTTTCTGCACGCCTTGCTGACGGCTTGACTGAAGCTTGCTGAAGGCCGTGTCCAAATCCATGCGCCCCCCGTCGGTAATTGCTCCGGCAATAACAGGCTCAGCAGAAGCAGAAGCAGAGGCAGAACCAGGCCCAACCTCTATATCGGATATGACGGAGCGCCCGGAACTTCTCGCCGTTCTCTCCATATACATCATATAGTCCGGAAGCACGACTTGAAGAACTTCCCTATTCATCACACCGACCGTGCTAGAATCCCCTTTTACACGGTACACCTCCCCCATATAGTGCTTCACGGTCTTTATCAACCTCTCGGCCTGCCTTTCACTCAGATCGCCACCAGTGCGCCTACATATGTCAGAATATAACACACGTTGGAGCATGCCCTCATTTTTCTCATTGAAAAACACCTCTTTCTGTGCCGACATTCTATATCTATGGGACTATTTCATTGCCACGGAATTATACGGGCAACCATCAAGTGGAAAACATCCAGTCCCTCATATCTAACATGAACTTATCGGGAGGAGAGCGCCGGCAGAAACGAACAAATGACTCTCCCGCAATCATACGATCCAAGAAATACATACAATACATTCCGCATTCTGTGCTAGAGTACTGGAATCGCCGGCCATTCCACGCCAGACTTATCTTCGGCTCCTGGATTCCTAGCCACTGCATGAATCGGTAAATCTGCTTCGGCGGTTTCATCCCGTACGAGTCAAAGTAATAACACTTCTTTTTCACAATGTCCAGGAAATTCGCAATCCAATGAGAACCTCCCTTGTAGTGCGGGTCTGTGTTATAGATTATTCCAATCATGGTCTTATTATGCAGAAGCTCCTTGCGCATATTTAATTCGCACATCTCGGTATTCAGACATTTCTTGCCCTGGCCCCCATATGGATCGGGTGCTGCAAAATCAATAGGAAATGGGCCGAGGAACTTGAAGTGGGGGAAGGCCTCTTCATATTGCTCCATGACTTTGCGAATATCATCGCTGTTCAACCACATGTCCGGATCGGATTTCCATCCCGCAGGCATCTCGGGGCGGAACCACTGCTTGGACAGGCTGGCCTTGGTCTCTTCAGGTAGCGGGAGGCTCTTCATGAATGTGAGCTTATCCTCAGGCTTCACACCCAACTGTTTCGCCATGGCTACAAGGTCTGGAGAGCCTTGAAGTCCCATCTTCCGACTGGCCTCCTCTATCACACTAAGAGGGAGGCAATTATACTGCTCTTCTGTCTTTCCTAGGCGAGGGTGGCACTGATTCGGTCCAGGGAATGCATGTCGGCGCTGTTTTTTCTTGGTGCCGCCGCCGACGCTGTTGCTTCCACGTAGGCGCAGACGCAGGTGCCGAGTCCTTCTTACAGGTTCCGACATCCTCCTCTTATTAGGACAAGTAAAAAAAGAAGGAAAGTCAGAATGGACAGAAGAGACACAGTGGCAAATACGGTGAAGCGAGAACTATCGACCGACAGCCCTATATGGGTACCTGGCCTCATAAACCTATTATTTATCATTATATCTTGCAGTATATACCTATTTAACATGCCATCCGAAAGTGTAAAAAAAATACATTCAGGGGGTTTTACTGAGAAATCCACTCATGTGAAGTAAGAGCCCCTCCAATCCTAAAAATATAAAAGCTAAGAACTAGATTTCTTAACTTTTATATTGGAAGCTAGATAGAAATGTCTGATACGCCATCTACTACAAATGGAGGACCGGCATCATTAGGACTACTTCTCGCCGTATTCGGCGTAATTGTAGTGGCCATATCATCCTTCTTACAGTTTTATTACCTGGACTACGGCTCTTCCAATCAAATCACCATAGAAAAAGAAATTTCTACAAACATTATAACTGCGCTAACGGGAATAAGTTTCTTCGCGGTCGGTTTTATATTGTGGATCATGTTTTCTGACATGAGCAACAAGTATTTGGCGGTATTTATGTTGGCGTTCTCTTCCTATTTCTTATCCAATCTGGCGGTCCTCTTCTCCTTATATCAGGTGAATGTTGTAACTACTTAGTTAACTTTTATATTGTACCGTGAAGTACTGAAGTTAAGACCCCCTCACTTCGTTCGGTGGATCTTAACTTCACAGTACTTCACAGCATTGCTAAAAATATAAAAGTCAAGAACTAGGGTTCTTAACTTTTATATTTTAAGGTACGGTAGATACACGATGTCTATGTTACAGTATTCAGCATATTTTTTCTTCGTGGTGGGATTTGCCCTGGTCCTTACATTTCCAATCCTTGCTGTTATAAAGCGGAAGAGGACTAATGAAACACAGTCAAAGGAGGTCTTCCTGCTGAATACCTTCTTGCCATATATAATTGGCCTTTCATGCCTGGCCTTTGCATTCTGGGCATCTCTTTCGCATATGTCCGACGCCCCTGACTATTTCTGGCAAATTCTCATCACGATAACGGCCGTAGGAGGAATCGCCCTTTCCGTCGTGACCGCCTATCAAAGCACCGTGCTAATTCGCTGGAGGTCCGATTAATCAGCCGCCGCAGCCGTCGCGGCAGCAGACTCCTCCCGCTGTACAATAATCCCCAGAATACGGTGCTGGAACCGACAGCGCCCACTCCAGCTCCCATCCGGCCGCGTCAAGAAACTAATCCCATGGAGCTTCACGGCCACCCGAATCTTACATCCCGCCACAATGTCGCCAGATGTATGCCACACACCATCCTTGTATACGCGCGCCGTCTGGGGACAGTACAGGTGAAGCCGATTGTCCGAATACAGAGGCTGGAATCCCCCTTTTACATCTTCCTTGGAAAACTCGCTCTTGAACCACGCAGCCTGGTGGTAGCAGATAGCGCCCAGGAGCGTGTCCTGTAGAGCCCCCAGCTTAATGGACGTCAGGCTGTTGCCCGTCATATCCAGGACAAGTTTTCCGGTAACTGGATTGTACTCCACCACACTCAGAGGCGGAAACAGCAGACTCACAAACGGAATGCGGAACTGGGTTCCAAAATACGACAGGGGTGCCATCGGCTTCTGTTCATATTCTTTCCGGCTCTCCCGCGCCCAGGGAGATCCTATATTCACATTTCCAATTTCCAATTTCTGTACCGGCAACTGCCACTCCATCTTCTTTCCTATACATCCAAGCTCCTGGAATGTTTAGACCCGCACCCTTACACAACATCTAAAGATTACCCACAACCCCCCTCTAACACAAGATGTCGATATGCTGGAGAGGTCCCCCAGGTTCTGGAAAACGGCGCGCACTTCAAGAACAACTCCAGCTCTGGGCGAGGTCTATGGGCCAGGTCTACTGTCTCAAACGCCAGAGTTGGAATGCTCCTATCCAGGGTGGCGACCAATCCGACGGTGAAGAAGCAGAAGAATCTTCGGACAAACCCTTGTTGCCCATGGAAATCAGTATTGTCCACTGGGGCTTTGATTGCGCGCGGATGTCCCTACAAGATAAACAGTACGTGAAATCTATCCTGGAACGCTGGGGACGAGGAAGCCAAGTCATGGCCGAGGGTCATCACCAGCGATGCCTCGTATTTTATCACGCCCATCTTCTCAGTAGCGAATCAGTGATTTATCTCCAGGCTTTTCTGGAAGAAAATCACGCGGATACTCTTCTTTGGCTCACGAGCGAACATCCTCTTCCTCAGCGTATTTCGGACTGGTGCATAGAAATTCCAGTACCCTCAGCCACAGACAAGTCTCTTGAGAAACTTCTGCGCGATGCTCCGGCAGGAGCAAAGGCCGGCACGATCATTACGCCTGAAGATGAGATTGTGATGATTTATAAGCGCTGGATTTCCACGGAGCCGAAGTTGTCTGATGTCAAACAAATACGCGCGATCGTGTACGGATTACTTCATAGAAATATACGGTGGACGGAAGGATTTCACCAATGGCTATTTGCCCTGGACCTTATCCCTTTAACACAGGAGCAAAAGGGTAAGTTAGCAGGGGTCTGTATTCAACAGCCGTTTACAGGTTCTGGGCAGACCGTGCCGTCTTATAGAATCCCCGTACTTTGGGAGAATTATCTCTTGCGTTTGCGGAATGCCATGGCTCCACCTTTGTATGTGCCAGAAGCCAAAGCCAAGCCAGTAAAAGCTCGCAGTAAAAAGAAAGGAGGAGATGTCTCTTCTGCTCAAAACAGTGTATGAAGAAGTCACTCATCGCGCCACGCAACTAAAGGTGCCCGTATGGGTCAACGACCAACCGACCCAGGATGACTTGGATCATATCATGCGAGAAGGTTCTTCAGGCTCGGAATTTGATTCCAATAATCTAAGGAACCAGGTTCTGCGCGACCTACAGGCAAAACGGGCGAAACTTATTACGAAGACGTGTCGGCTGGGAAAAGTGCTCGCGGTTGTTTATCCGGACCAGGAGGCCAGAATTCCGTGGGATATCTTTGCCAAGATCTTCGCGGCCTTTGGACCTTCTCATGGTAAGCCGTGGCGCTTCCTCTGGTTCGCCAATAAGAATACTAGGATTCTTCCTGCTCTCGCAGAAAAACCTGAGGCCGGCCATGTGAATGGAGGATATACGTACCCGTGCGATCCTTCTGCCGTGGTAGTCTACAGAGAAGAAGAAGTCGCGAGAGTGTTGGTCCACGAACTTCTTCACGCTGCCTGTACGGATGCGAAAGATGATATGATAGAGCTCGTGGAGGCGAAGACGGAGACGTGGGCAGAGATCTTTCTGATTGCGATTCTCTCTGCGGGAAAACCGCGGATATTTTCACAGCTCTGGAAAATCCAGGCACAGTGGATTGCAGATCAGGAATATGTTCTTAGGAATGACCACGGAGTAGAAGGCCCTACGGACTATGCGTGGAGATATACGCTGGGTCGCAGATTTGTGTTAGAGGGATTTGGCCTGGAGCTTCCTGGACCCTCTGCTGATCCTCGGGCAAATATAGGTGGCTCTATGCGATTCACTTCGCCGGCGATATGCCAGTAAATATAAGAGAATACTATAGTAAAATGTACCAGGTGCCTTCAGTATACGCGCATATTCTGAATGGACTTCTATTATTTGCCGGCGTAGTGTATCTCATTGTCTGTTACAATAGAGTTCGTGCGAGAGATTCTTACCAGATCCTCGTACTTATCTTATTGTTTTCCATGGCCGTTGGAATTCATGGAATCTCGCACATGGGCTTGGAATATGTGTACGGATATAACCCCTTGTCTGTTATTTATACAAAAAATTGAAAAAAGGAATGATGTATTAGACTATCACCAATGACTCGTAGCTATCACTACGTTCGCTTTCCCGGTGGATGGTATCATACGTTTCTTGAGAAGGCACATCCCAATGCTATTACACAAGTAATCCAGACGGATAAAACCTATTGCTTTCCTAAAAGATCTCTTAGGCTTAACCGAAGAGGAAAAATGGTTGTAAGCCAGTGTGCAGAACATCCTGGAAAATGCACTGACTGTGAAGAAGTGGTAATGAAAAAGGGTGAACCGAAACCTGGTGATGAAAGAAAGACAAAGAATCGGCGCAATCGTTACACAATGATTGATAAGGATCATAAATACGAATAGAAAAAAATGAAATTCTGTAACACAACTATTTCTGTCCCTATGAACAACACACAAATCGTAAGAATGCTCAACACTAGAATTTATCGTTATTTGCCCACGACACATAAGGGCATCACTTTCAAAAGCCTTATTCGCAGGCTGATAAATTTCATTGACGGACGTCGCATGAGGCGCTATATGGTTCTTAAGATTAATCAAGCACTTGACTTGCACGATAATTATGAGGATGTTGAAGCAGAAACGGATGCTCATGCTGAAGAAGTAGACGCAGACAATGACTTAATCCACGAGAAGATGTGCGCAATATATGATGAATTTAGTGAGGAGGGACAACGCTGGATTGACCGTTTCTGTAGTATAGACGATGAAGCGACGCAAGAGCAGCGCTTTACCATGTTGAATTTACTTAGAATTTTGAACCTTGGGCCTGAGCCTGATGAAGCCCTTCTTATAGCCAAGGACCGAAACGCCGACGCCATCAATAATATCAATAATAATATTTAGAACGCTGAACATTTCAAACCGGCACTCTTTTTAATATATCTTATCCTAATAGATATGGTAAAAAGAAACAATAAAACGCGAAAGATATCAAAAAGAGTATTACAAATGTGGAATGATCCTGAAACAGTTTGGGGTAAAAATCCAGAACTTGAATATTTCTGGGCCGACTTGGCTTCCGGAAAAAAAGTAGTTCTTATTTACAAAGATAAAACCCATAAATATGTAAATTTACCCAATAGGACTACAAAAAAATATAAATCTACATTGAATGAATTTCAGGAAGATACTAATATAATAGCAATATTATCAAGTAATCCATCTCAAGATGCGTATGAACAATATTTATATCCGAAGGCTAAGTCTAAGTCAGTTGATTATGTTATACAACATTATAATACTTATTTCAAACCAATTCTTCCAGGCGACAAGTTAAGAGTTCCATTATAAAGTGCCGGTTTGAAAATTGATTCTTAGCAACCCCTTTTACACCAAGTCACAACTCCCATGGGTGTCCGAGGTTTGCTTACGTTTTGTAAACGAATACAGAAAAGAGCCAATATGAATGTCACTGACCTTCATATTGGAGTAGACGCCTTTAGTGTTATCTATCTATTCAAAGAGGATCGGACGGCGTTTGAGGTCTATATGCGTGGCCTCGTTGCTTGTGCAGGGAAGGAGGGTTCTCTCACATTCGTCATGGACCGTCGCGCTTCCAAGGAGAAGATGGAAGTCGTGCGAGAACGGCGAGAACAGCGGAACTCGGCAAAGGCTGAGGCGAATAATCTTGCCAATTTCGCGAAATCAGAGGAGTTTGAACAGCTGGATTCGGCTGCGAAATATATCATTGAGACTCTGATTGCCGAGAAGGAACAGGCCGCGTGGCATTTGTACCCGGCTTACTTGAAATGGTTAGAGGAAATGTTGAACTCCTTATCGGTAACGATGACGTGGGCACAGGAAGAGGCAGATGAATACCTGGCTTCACTTGAAAATCACGATGTAATTGTGAGTAGTGACTCGGATATGTTGGTACTCGGTGTGAAACGTCTTTGGATTCCGAAGGGCGTGGCACTACAGCATAACGAGATTGTTGGGACGGAGTTCTTGAATTATGTGGGTCTGGAGAAAAATAAGTTGTTTGCGCTTGCGTTTCTGGCTGGATGTGATGTACAGCCGAAGAGTTTGATGCCCGTGAACGAGGCAGTGAGTCGCTTGCGGTTTTATGGGGGTATTGAGCAAATCCATGTACGGCATCCTACGATTGTGACGGATGCTCACATGGCCGAGTACAATAGGTTATGCGAGAGCAGGAATCTATGATCTGTTGCGGCGTGTTTTTCTAGAGGATTTGGAGTTGCTCTTTGGTGTTTTAGACCTAGTTGAATTTTTACTGGATCTTGTGGATGGGGATACATTGGGTGGACGAGGGAGTTTAAGTTCGGCTAGTTTCATCCATTTATTGTATATTTCTTTAACACGCTTTGTTTTTTCTGCTTCTTTTTCAATAGCGTGTAAAAATTTAGCACGGGTAATTTGCCGTGCTACAGCATTTTTTATTTCTTGTATTTTATTTCTCCGTGCGCTGTTGCTCAGTTGCGAATGCGAAACGTACTCCACCTCCTCTGCGGCTTTTCTCGAGGCTTTGGCAGCCTCGCTGTTTGGAATTCCTAGTTTTTTCAAGAGTTCTGAGGCATACTTGGGAGATGACATCCTTCTTTATAAAGGTAGAGATAATTATTCTTGCTCTGCTTTAGCATCTGCTTGCGCGTAGCAGTTGTTGGGGCAAATCTCGGGGCCCTCGTTGTATCCGCAGATGCGACAACGGCGGAGACCATATGCCATGGCCCAATCTTCCTCACTCATTTTAATTCCCGAGAGGTCAAGGGGAGGCGGCAGCGACGGCGAAGCAGATGCAGAAGCAGAAGCAGGAGCAGGAGCAGCAGGCTCCGAATAATCCTCATCAGGATCTGTCCAGAATACGTTCTTCGGCCCACCAGGCTTATCAAATTTCCCACCCACCGCGTAGCCGTTTCCACTATTGGCGTCATAAATCATCGCTTCGCCTTGATTCATGAAAGTCAATGAACGAATGACCATAGGCCTCTTCTCATCCGTGTAAGAGGTGGTGACGACGAAATACTTCTTGCCGATGCGCAGATTGTTCCAGGGTACGACTTCCATTGAGGGACTTATGCAACCGTGGGCGCCCAGTTTCAATTTTTAATGGCGTCTGTCTCTTTAGGCGCCTGTCTTTTCAAGATGTCTTTGTAGAATGGACTCTTCCGACGTTACGAAAAAGAAGCTGGCACGCTTCTATGCAGCGATTCAGAAGGATCCTGGGAATACTATTATGAAAGGAAAGGGCCCTCGTTTAACACCCGCCGAGATAAGCATCATACATTCGCAGTACCCGAAGTCAGAATTTGCAAATACTAATAATTTATATCCTTGCGGATCAAATTTGTGCTCTACGATATATGCTCCTAGGGAGTACTATAACGCCACGAATTGAATTAAAAAAATACACAAAAAATAAGATTGGTTCTTATATTTTGTATATGTGGTCGCCTTGACGCTTTGAGGCCGTGTGCCTATTGGAATATTTTGCTAGCTGAGGCTGAGGCTGAGGCAATTTAGGCCGACGCCGCAGGCTTGTCCGCCTTCAGGTAGTGCACGTTCAGGTACTTCTGCAGGTTGAAGTACGTGAGCTTGTCCTCCTTGTTCAGGCGCAGCAGCTTCAGGAGCTTCGCATCCGCGTTAATGTCGTGCTTGTTCTTCAGGTTGTTGTCGCTCACGTACTTGGTGATGAACTTCGTCACGTTGGAGCGGCTCTCCAGGCTGCCCGCGGGGCGGCCCATGAACGCGCACAGCTCAGGGGTGAGGCCGGTGGGCACCTGGAAGATGCTCACGCGCGCAGGCTTGCCAGGCTCGCCCTCCACCACCTTGCGACGGCGGCGCTTGTCGGCCAGCTTCTGCACCTTCGCCGCCTTCTTCTCCAGGCGCTTCGCCTCAGAAATAAGCTCGGACACGGTCTCGCGCACCGCCAGCAGGCGCGCGGTAATAGACTTGGCCTCCGTCTCGAGGCGCACCTCCTCAGGCTCCGCAGAGGCCTCCGCCGCGGCGGGCGCGGCCACGGAGGCAGTCACCGCCGCAGGCGCAGGCGCCGCCACAGCGGGCGCCGCAGCAGCAGTCGCCGCGGCCTTCTTGGACTTCGCCGGCGAGGCCGCGACGGGCGCCGCGGCAACAGGGGCAGCCACCACGGCCACCTCCTCGGTCTTCTTGGTCACACGCTTCGCACCGGCGGGGGACTTGGCAGCAGAGCTCATTATACCAGAGGCGGAGGTAGAATTAGAGGACATTTTACGCGGGACTTAGTACTATAAGGCCTGTCAAAATCAACTTTTTGCCGGATCCGGGGTTCCCTGGGCCAATTTCCCCAACCGCGTTCGTTTTTATTTTGAAGCCTGACTCCCCCTAGTCGCATTTCGGTACAATTCCCACCATCTTCAAGAAGGCAGTTTGAACTCCAAATAAATAATGCAGAATTTCCCCAACCGTGAACCATACAATGAGCGAAACCAGAAAACTTCCTCCAAACCAAGACTGAGTACACCACGCCGCCACCACAGTCATGACTGTATCGAAGAGAGCCAGTCCAAATATGCGTCGTGAATGTACACCCTTCCCAGGTTCTCCTAGAGCTCCAGCGAAAGGGCACGGCATATCTAAATAGATTGGCCTATTTGATCAGAAGGAACACGATGTCTTCTCCATGTAAAAGTATCAAATCCAAAAAGTATTCACATCTCCAATGCCCCAATCAGTCCTCCGGCGGCTCAGAGTTCTGCGCGAAACATAAACGAACCAAAGTCCTCTGGGTATCATCCACGCCCCAGAGACCCCCTTTAACACGTAAGCAAAAGGCAGCCGCAGAAAAAATCCAGCGCTTCTGGCTTCTCAACGGGCGCCGAAAGGCCCTGGCAATACACGGCCCTGCGCTATTTGAATCATCTATAACGACAAATAACACGGATATATATACCCTAGCCTCAATAAGCACAATCCCTTTTACATACCACTTCAGCTACTCCGATGATGCCAAGCGCGTCTGGATATTTGACCTCCGTTTTCTCATGCACCTCCTACACCACGGCAATCTCAAGAATCCCTATACCCAAGAAGCCATTCCGCCAAACACCCTAGAGCGTCTTCAGCGCAGAGCCGAGATCCTCCGCAATCAGAAAGTTCCGATCGTCTACATGGAAGAAGCAAATCTGACCCCAGAACAAATCTGGAATCAAAAAGTCATGGACGTCTTCTTGAAACTCACCTCTCTCGGCTACGGCGTCAATATGTGCTGGTTCGAAACAATGACCGTTCTCGCCCATGTGAATTTCTACGGACGCCTGTACGCCATGTGGAATTACGAACTCCCTCTTACACAAGTACAAAAGGACATCATTGTTCCGGGATATAAATCTGGGCGCACCATCCTATTCAAATGGACACCCAGGGAGACCATGGAAGGGCTTCATGATATTCGTTGGTGGAGGAAGCACAATCTGGCTCTAATGAATGCGTTCTTATCAAGGGGCCAGGACAGAGCTACACAGGGATGTGGGGCTCTATACATTTTGACGGCTCTTGCGAATATTCATACGAGAGTGGGCGAGGCCTTTCCTTGGTTGATTCAGGATTAACACCTAGATACGTCTGTTCACGATCGGCCCTCTGAGCCCCGTGAGTTTATTCGGGAGCCCATATTGTTTACGGATATCCAACTGCCGAGCCTCATTCGCAATCAACTCAGAATTATCTATAAATTTAATACTCATGTCCTTGCTTGTCTTACAAGGAACGGCCTGGGGTTTGCTACCGGGTGTAGCCGTCGTCGGATCCACTGTAGTGGCATTCGGATTATAAGAAATAGGGTCAATGAACGGACGGCACGGGAGAACTACACGATAAGGCTCGGAACTAGGAGCATCTGCGCACACACCGCAGTGTACCTTGGCAGCAAGGAGATTCGCAGCAGTATCCGCATTGTGTTTCCCATTCACAAAGCCCTTGTACCCTCCAGAACAGTTTTGGACAGTAGGCATAACGGTCTGTTGCGTGGCTTCCATAATAGACACGCGTCCTCCAATCCTGCTAAAGGAAGTCTCCACCGTGCCAGGAATTACGTCACCGCTCGTGACGGCATCAGGAGCCTTGTACGCCTTCGCCTGATTCTTCATAGTTACCTGCGACGCATCGAGGCCACTCGGGCTGGAAATGATTTTCTGCTGACGTGCTTGTAGCTTGCGCATATACACACCACAGTTCATTCTGCCATATGACTTCAAAATAAAAAACCACGACCCCTCTTACACAGTCCCCCCGTGTCTTAGGCACCCCCAAAAAATTGATTCGGCCCGCCCCTGGTAAACCTAGTCCCGCCCAGAATGAGTTCTCCTGTTGTGCAGCCCTCTACGTTTGATGTGTCCAAGGTGTCTATTAGCCAGCCCAAGGTGCTGGATTCCGGTGGCAAGATGGCCTACCTCAACTACGGTGACGGTAAGCGCCTTCTCATGCAGACTCCCAGTCTTCCTGCCCCTTTCGGTATGAGTGTATTTGACAAGGCTGGTCCTCCCAAGTATTCCGTTGACCTGGCTCTGCGTGGCTACCAGGATCAGCCCAAGCCCAAGGCTCTGTTCGCGGCTCTCCAGAAGCTGGATGAGTTCATGATTGACCAGGGCGTGAAGAATTCCAAGGCCTGGTTCAAGGCTGATATGAAGCGCGAGGTGGTGGAGGCGTTCTACACCCCGTGCGTGCGCTTCGGCAGGGACAAGCAGGGCAACCAGACGTCCTACCCTCCGAACCTGAAGGTCCAGCTCCGTCGCAAGCGCGATGGCTCGGACTTTGAGTGCCTATTCTATGACCAGAAGTCCAAGGGCGACCCGGACGCCCAGCCCCTGCGCGGTATCCCTGCTGAGGAGCTCCTGGTGAAGCGCTCGGAGATGACTGCGCTGATTGAGTGCACGGGCGTGTGGTTCGCTGGTGGCAAGTTCGGCGTGAGCTGGAAGGCCGTGCAGATCCGCCTGGACTCGGTGCCGAGTGGCCTGCGTGGCTACGGCTTTGAGGAGGAGGAGGGCGAGGAGGTTGTGGCTGATGAGGAGGATGAGGCGCCGGCGCCCGTGAAGTCGGCACCCAAGGCTCCTGCGCCTGCCCCTGCTCCCGCAGCGGCTGCGGAGGAGGACGAGGCCGAGGAGAGTGGTGAGGAGATTGCGCCTCCGCCGATGCCCAAGAAGACGGCCACGGTGACCAAGAAGAAGGTGGTTGCCGCTGTGGGCGTTGCCAAGAAGTAAACAACTATATGAACGCTTAAAGAATTCTCACATTTATTTTATAACCGCATTAGCTCAGTTGGTAGAGTACCAGGCTTTTAACCTGGCAGTCGCGGGTTCAACCCCCGCATGCGGTAATGATCCGATGTGGTGTAACGGTTAGCATACGGCCCTTTCAAGGCTAAGACCCGGGTTCGATTCCCGGCATCGGAAATGGGCCCCGTAGTCCAGTGGTCAGGACCCCAGACTTTGACCTTTTTGCTAAGGAGGATATCTGGTAACCCGAGTTCGAATCTCGGCGGGGCCAAGGTTTTTGTTTAACAAAAACGCTATGGGTATGTTCTACATACCGATAGCGCTGAGAGCGCGATAAGCGAGGATGGCCGAGTGGTTAAGGCGTCAGGCTTAAGATCTGCTGGAGCAATCCGCGTGGGTTCGAACCCCACTCCTCGCAATTTTTATGATTCTTACGAAGGGTCATAAAAATTGATATTTGCCACTCGCCCCAGAGTAAAGTCAAATGACTACACTCTGCGCCTGGCCTATTCGTACGGTATTGTTCCGACCTATTTGCGCCTACTGTGGGAAGAAGGAGAGCTTCTACGCTGACTGCGAATACCGTCTGGCGGTACTAGCATGCGATGACCCCGAACACCGTCGGATGGCTCAACGAGATGCAAATTCCTGGCTTCATAAAAACGGTCGTGTTCGTCCTGATATCTATAGACAGGAACCTCTGTTTCATGAGACCCATATCCTTATAACAGATGTCAAAGTGCCACGAACTAGTGGAGAAGTGGATGCAGAGGGCTGGAGGATTGCCCGGCCATCATTGGACAATCCTGCTCTTATTCAATTCAATCATGATAAGTGGCATATCCCGGTAATAAATGAAGAAAAGGACATTCGCAAGTGGATCAGAATGGAAGATCTTAAACTCTCTCTCCCTGCGCACAAGCACGCGCTCGTGGACGCTCTTGAGGAAAAGCTTGTACGCGGATTCTATTTGGCTGACTCGCTTGCTTACGATGAGGCGAAAAGGCTCCAGGAGGAAAATGACAACCCGGCACCTTCTTCTACGGCTCCACTTGCGCAAGATAATATTCAGACTTGTATTCATCCAGTGTACGGTATTGGACGTGTATTCGTGCCTTCTCGCGAAGAAGCGGTACCTGCTCAAGGAGATCCGGCACATCAAGGGAACCAGGCTCAAGGGAACCAGGCTCAACAAGGTGCGTTTTGGTCTAAAGATTAAGACTCTCTATATGTGTAGGGACTACGCCCAGTCCCTCAGAGCGCTTATAGTTTAGTGGTAGAATGCAACTCTTCCAAGGTTGTAACTCGGGTTCGATTCCCGATGGGCGCATATTGGCCGAGGCATTTTACAAAAGCCTCGGCAAAAATGCCTTGCTAAAGGGCACACAAAACTCCTTTGGCGCAATTGGATTAGCGCACTCGACTTCTAATCGAGAGGTTGTGGGTTCAAGTCCCACAAGGGGTGTATAGCCTTCTTGGCGCAGTGGTAGCGCACCCGCTTTGTAAGCGGTAGGTCCTGGGTTCGATCCCCAGAGGAGGCACACGGCCTTATAGAAGGCACACTATGTTTTTTATTGGACATTCCAACAAAACACATAGAATTAATAAGACGCTGTATCTCTCCTTAACTCTGTCCAGTCAGCCCGGACGCCCCTCCCGCACTCGGGTTCGCGGGGTAGCGTGAGAGATTAGGGTCGCCAAGACCCTGCTCCTTGAGCGCCTCATTCTCCAGAATGTAGCAGGCCCTGCAACCCGCACTTATCTGCTTCACCACCTCCGCCCCAGTGGCCGCAGGAGCCTTCAACCCAGACACCGGGCTACTAGAGTTCACCGTCGCCGCCTTCCACGTCTCATAGTACGAATTCAATGCCATGTTACGCTTGCGCTGAGTTACTAGAGAAGCATCACGCACAGTAGGAGGCATTTTCTACCAATGGTATCCACAAAAAATAATCAGAATTTCTGGCTCTTGGACAAAACGCATATCGGAGCAGGAGGACCCGGCGGAGGAGGCAAGGGGGGGCACGCAGGTATAATGATCGGCCTCAGTGTGGGAGAATCATCCGAGCACGCTATCGTCTTCTCCTGTAGCTCGGCAATTCTCACAGATTCCGGCATTCCAGAACGGATCGCGGCAGTAGCCAACAATTGCTGTACCCGTTCCTGGGTTATTCCACCCCCATTCAACTGTGTACCATTTATCGTAGCCCTCATCGTATTTGTCCGCGAATCGGAGGTAGGTGTCACAGGGGCTTGCACAGAAACTTTCGGCTTACAAGGCATGGGCCCAGTAGACACAGTATCACTCCTATAACACATACGCCCTGGTCGCATCAACCGAGCCAGACGACCTCCTTCCGTATTTGCCGATGCTCCATTGAGTGGCATCCTTAATCTCCTCTTGAGCTAGAAATGGATAAGCTTTATCTCCTCATCGCAACTCTTTCCTTCGCCTTCTTCTTCGCGGTTATCGCGATGAATACCCGCGACCTCTTTTACTCATGTCATCCTATAAAGGAAGGATTCCAGGCAGAAGTAACAAGTACCGAGACAAAGATTCGGAAGTGCATGGATGCCCTCGCACTCAATACAACCCCGGATGGTTCTCCTACCGGAGAAGGATCTGATCTGTGCAAGATATACAAAGATATTGATGCTGCAACGACGGCAAAAACTATACCGGGCGGAGCACTTTCTTGCCCTCTTGTACAGTATCCATCGGCAGGTGCGAGCGATGTAGAATGGCTCGCATGGTTTCAGAATATACCCCCCGACTTTGGAGCACGTGTAGTATTTATGGTCTTATATGCCGATAAGACTATAACCCCTCAAAAAGATTCTTTGGAAAAAATGCTTACACAAGGGTTTGAGAATACCGCCGTATGTACTCCTGAACTCATTGCAATCAAGAAGCAAATAGATTCTGCAGGCAAGTGTGTAATGCCCACCGATATCACTAGAGCCCAAGTATCTACGACTGTTGACACGATAATTCAGCAGTTACAGGATACGAAGAAGAAACTTCTGACGGGTACCGTGGATGCGGAGCTCTTGGATAATCCGGCGGCCTTGTTCACTGATTTGAAAACACGTATTGCGAGAGTAAAAGATGCAACGGATTATTTGAATGAGCAAAAGAAGGCAGGTATGAAAGAATTAGGATCTATGACCCTTCCTAGTGAGGCCGCGGCTGCCGCCGCTGCCAAGTAATTTCCCCTTTTTCTGGGTTTTTTTATGGCGTATTCTCTGTTGCCTGGCACGCAAAAGAGTGGCAATGCCCCTCTGATGGCCTGAACACCGAATACCGAAGGCAGGCAAGAAACGTGTAGGAAAATTACGCGCCTTACTCACAATGGCGTGTATTTTTTTTATGAGGCATTCAAAAGAATTGTCAAAATACTCTTTTTCTCTGCGCCCATACATCATCAGGGAATAATACAAGTGTAAATACAAGTCAGGCATAGCCAGCCTCATCTTTTCCCTGCCTTCGCGTATATGAAGAGTCGTGTAAGAATGGCACGCGTCTTCTTCAAAGATAAGAGCAATAGGTTTAGAGTTTCTCTTGATGGTTGCAAAGTTATAAATACTATCCACAGGGAATTTATTGTATTCAATCTCTACCGATTCATTATCCGACAAAATAGATTTCAAATCCTCCATGTCCTGTTCCACAGTGCTACTGAAGAACATGACAGGCCCATCCAAATTCAAAAGATGCTTAAATGATACAGTGCCTTGCCCGTCTTTCATTAAGATAAGAAACTCAGGACCCACAACCACGTTTTTATGGCGTATACAGTATTCCAAGCATACTCTGCGATCTTCCTCCTGTATAGGCACTATTTTAATGGCATCATTACAGCGCCCCGGAGGATACGCATCATTCAAGAGTGTGAGGCGCTCATACACCTTCGACCACCGTTTCACTTCTCCACGCGGTCTACTGAGCTCCAGATACATCAACATGCGCAGATAATCTTCGTCGCAGTACAGAATCCCATCAACCGTTCTCGCCCGTTTCACCATGAGTTCATACATTCCAGGACCAACCTCAGATATATCTGCGATCGGAACGAAATTCACATAGAGCTTGGCAGTACCATCGTGCACCCCCATCTTTTTATATATCTCATCAAATCCGGCATCTTCAAGCTCGTTTATCAACTCATCAATATCTTCTGTAGGCTTAGGACTGAAAAAATCATAGTCGGGTATGTTGAATTTCTTATCGTAGAATTTGCGCTCCTTGGGAAGAAGCGCATTAATTGCTTGCCCACCATAACAAGGGCGCTTCTTCTTACGTAAGAACTTCTCCACGATATTGATGGCTTTTAGAATCTCTGGATCATGCGCCACAGTATAATCTACTCGCTTCTGCGCCTCTTTTACAACTTTCTCAAGCTGTTCCAATTGTTTTTGAATCCGTGGTTTTGTAAGCAACGGACTCAAAAGATGCTCGGCATCCTTTTCCATTTATAAAGTGGGCAGATTATTTTCGCATTATCCTTTGACAACCAACATTCCTGGCGCGGCGTCCTTATCCACACGCGCATTCAACGTCGTGGCAGGCTTCATGGGCACTATGGGTTCGGGGCTACTATAACGGGCATTCTTCGGAGTTTCATCCACAAAGGAATCCACCGAGTCTCCCTGACGAACACGGAACGCAAATCCTCCCCACTGCTTATAAATTTTCATGAGGTCAGATGCATCTGCCCCAGGCTGTTTCGTCTTCGGATCTACGAGGACAGGTACATGGGCGCTAATAAAAGGCAGGGGGACGCACTGCACACCGGTCACTATTGCCCTGTTCACATCTTCGGGTTTGTGTATAGTGCCTACATGATCTTCCAGAGTGCTCATCCACGATGTGCGGTAGTCATTTGTGAAATTAGGCTTCACATCGGCAACATGTATACTTTTACACAAGCGAGTAGATGTTTCTGTGGACGTTAGGGGCGAATAGATAAAATTCGCATAGTCAGCCAAGGTAGGTCGGATATTCTTATAGGGTTTCTTCAATCCAACATGAATATCAAAATTGGTAAAGATCAAGATCTTATTTGCCAGCTCTGTTAAAGGGATTTGGGTGAGGATTTTATCCTGGTTATTTCCACCGACCACAGCTCCAATACCTTGCGCGGTTTGTAGGCGGTAGTTATCCAGAGGTTTGAGGCCTTCTGCGATGAGACTGGTGAATTTCGCGTAGGCCGGTTCTTTTGTGGGAAGCTCATCTTTTACACCATGTAAGAAAAGCAGGATAGGCTCATTTGCCTGGGCGGAATTCACTGATTTCTTCTCTACAAGCACCTGGCAGAAGGTGAGGAGTTTCAGCCCATTCAAACTTAGAATTGTCCCTTGCGCGTCGCGATAGACTATTGTGGGCGTTCCTGAAAGAGGCCAGTTTGGTTGCATCTTGTTGTCGTCGTAGTACACGCTGATCGGCAGTACGAAGGAACGAATGCCAGCATTCAAGGCTCGTTCGATGTAAATGGACGGTTCAAACACGCCGTCTTGGATAGGGCCCAGGTATCCTCCCACACTCGCTGTGAGAGGGCAGAGATTTACTAAATAGCGCTCATTGGGAGCAAGATATACACGCGAGGATGTCTGTGTCATAGAGGAGTAAAAGGAGTTTATTCCGCCTAATGAATTTATTTCTTTTTGGCGTTTTGTGATGGCCGCTTGTACAAGGGGATCATATACTCTCGGGGGCGTGGCAGATTCCTGCACGATGAGTGAGAAGACCACGATGAAAAAAATAAGTACGAGGACTAAGCCAATCATGACGGCTACGGCTCGTGTAAATACTGGAGGGGTTTTTACGTTGGCTGCTCGTAATACACCGGTTACGAGTGGAGCAGTAGTAGCCATCCTCTCTTCTAACCTAGCGATGAACGAAATTCGGAGATTTTTTGAATAGTAATGCCGAGCTCGGCGGCCTTCTTGGTTTTGGTGGATTCCTTCAGCTCGCCGTCGGCCACTACGAGCACGTCGGTCTTGCTTGTAACGGCCGACTGAATATCCCAGGAGCCGGTGGAGAAGAGGCGCTGTTCTAGGGCCTTGTCACGAACACCCGAGAAGACGACGTATTTGAGCTGTTGCTGCGTGGCGGCGGCAGCGGCGGCCAAAGGAGCAGCAGCGGCAACCAAAGGCGCTGGGCAGCCAGGGAAGCTCTCGTCAATCCACGCCAGAGCCGCCGGCAGGGCGCGCCACAGCCCCTTCAGACTCTCATCAGACCACCCGTCGGGTATTACCATACCAGCCCCGCCCCACTTCCGAGGATCCGCCTCCTTTTCAAAGAGAACTCGCAACTTCCTCTCGCCAACGCCTCGGGGGAGCTTATTGCTCGCCACGAGGAGCGTGGAGTAAGAAGCGGATGCCCTCCGCTCGCGCAACGACTTTACCAGCCCGGCCGCGCGCCCAGGGCCAATCACCTTGGCCAAATCGGCGGCCCCAGCCTTCCATAGCAGAAGCATCGTCTCATAGCCGGCGTCCACCAGCTTCTTCACCAGTCCGGCACCCATCCCATCCACCTCCAACATCTGGAGGCCGTGGAGGAGCACCTTCTCCGGATACACGTCTTCCGTGGCCAGCGCCTGCACCTGGCGCTCGTCCCACTTCCACAGACCCTCCTCGGGCATCTCGCCGCAGCCCCCCGTAGCCACGGCCAGTACCTCATCCAGCGCAGGAATCACGTCGCCACTCCTGCGGACCACGATACGCGCACCAGGACCCAGTACATGGTCGCGGATGAAGGCTGCATTGTGCCCACTGAGCCACTGGATCTTCGCACCCCCAATGCGCACCTCTTTTACACGAATACGAGGAACCCAGATGCCCTGGCGACTGGCCGTCCACACGACCTCGGCCACGGTCGTCTCGGCCTTCTGGTCATCGGACGACATCTTGAAGGCCACCGAGTCGGGCGGATTACGCGCCTCGCCACCGCCCAGACACACTGGCACAGCATCCGTGCCCACTACGAGACCGTCAATCGGATAGGCCCCGGCATCCTTCCGCTCCACAAGGAACTTCTTCAACCCCTCCTCCGTCAGCTCGGCACGACCCACCTCGGCGAACCACGGCACCTCGTACCCCTTGGCCCGCAACCAGGCCATCTGCTGGGCGCGTCCCATGCCGGCAGGCTCCAGAACCTGGTAGGCCACGAAGCGCACGTCCCGAAGTTCCTCGGGCGGTTCGGCCTCCTTGTCCATACTCCGATGGAGCCAGCCATTCACCAGTGCGCGACCGACAGACCCCTCTGGCGTGGCGGCCTTCCCCAGAACCAGCTCGCCCCGCACAATCACGTCGGCACCACCTTGCCCGGTCACGATAATACCCCCGCTGAGTGCGCGACTCACATTGACCCCTTTTACACCATCTCCACGCAAATACAGCTTTGTTGAATGCTCTTTGCGAATAAAGAGCGCCGAGAGGCCGTCCAGCTTCTCGCTCACCACGAATTTCTTGGCCCGCGCCACGGCCTCGCGCTTCATCCAGCGCTCCAGGCCATCTTCGCCAGCGCGCACCTTTTCCTGAGAACCCATGATCACAGGGAGCATGACGGAAGGACTGCCGGCGGGTACAGGAGCACCGACCACAGAGAGAAAGGGGTGGGCTGGCGAAAGGCGACGCAGACGCTCTAGCTCGGAATCGTACTCGGCGTCGGTCATCACGGGGTGGCCGTTGTTGTGGTAGGCCCAATTGGCCTTCTGGAGACGAGCTACGAGATCGTCTACGGACATAATGATTGTGTGGAGGGACTTCGCTTTAGCCAGCCGACAGTGTTTCAATTTTTATTGGCGATTCAAGTAGGCCTCCATCACAGCATCATATGCGTCAAAGTGCTCTTCTATTGTTAGCTCTTTCTTAGCTTTTTCTTCTGCTTTGGCATTTTTCTTCGCACCTACCTTTTGCACTCGTGTCATAGTGGGTTTGAGTTGACGGGCGGGAGGAAGAGAAGGATGAGCGAGCACCTCTTTGAAAAAGCTAGTGCCGTGGCCGACGGCTCTGGCGAGACGCACAGGATCTTCTACGAGGGGCGGGGCTGCGGGAACTTTCCAGCGGGGGACTTCGGATACGATGAGGGCCATGAGTGCGAGACAGTCGCGACGGAATCTGGCGGGCATTCGGGCTTCTCCGCCTCGCCATAAGCGCATGAGCTCGCCGAACTCTTCGTGCATGCGGACAAGGGATTGCGTGGCGAGTTCCTTGTAGATTTCGCTGAGGAGTTGCGCGATGAAATGGCCGGCATCGGAGCGCTGTTTAGGAGATACGGATACTGTCTTGCCTCCTGGATGTAATGGAGGAGCTACGGCGGGACCTCTTTCGCGCGTGGATAAGCCGTGACCCTTGGTTTCTTTGCGAATGCGCGCATCTTCTTCCAGAGTCCACCGAATCCAGAACAAGACTCTTTCGGAGGCTGCTTCTGCGATGGATTTACAGAGCTCGTTGGCAACCAGGTACAGAGGCGGAGTATCGCCGTCACTTGTCCACACCAACCTTGTTACACGGGTTTCGGGAGCACCGGCCACGCCTCTGAGCCATCCTGGGCGTTTTGTGTTGATGTCGACTTTTGGCCAGACTATCTTGGAGCGTTTGGGACAGAGTTGGAGGATGAGGACAGTTTCGGAGATGGTACTTTGTACATCGGGATTGGAATAAAAGGCTTCTTGGGGAAGTTGCGCCACCTTCTTGTCCAGCTCGGAGAATCGTTGTTTGAGATAGACGAAGATTCGCGGATTGGCGAGACTGATGTGTTGGATGGCGTAGGAATAGGCTCCGCGGATCCAGATATCTAGGCCACCACTACATACGAGATCGGCTGCGAAGTGGAGGGCTTTACCACTGGCCACGGCTCCTGTTTCTCCTAGGGCGGTTTCGTAGCAGGAATACGCTTCGGGGACTAGATAGCCACAGCGCGTTCTCGGCCGAAGATCTTCTTGCTGGGCTGGGTCTATTTCATTGACCTGTATGGGGGCACGATGTACTTCCATACTCGTCGTCTTGTTTATCCAAGGATTTATCTGCGACGCCTTGTTACGCTTCTTGATTTACGGGCCTTCTTGCCCTTCTTAGCCTTGCGAGATCCGCCTTTGAGTAAGCATCCACAGCCCATTTCTATTTAAGAGCTACGATTTCTTCTGGTTGATCTGCGAGAAGCCTTGGACTTGGCTTTGCCATTGGCCTTGGCCTTGGCCTTGGCCTTGGTACGACGACCGCCTTTTGTTTTTAAAGGAGGATTTGTATAAAAATATACGGGTAAGTTTTGCGTCGGCGTGTTATTAAATGTGATAGTTATCCCGATATTTCCGGTTTGTTTTATATTTGCATCACTCACTAACTCGTAAGTACGTAGTCCTCTTAGAGTTACATAGCTCACCGCATATATCTTAACATCTTTAGTTATACTTGCCAAAGGCGCGGCTTTTACGAACTTATTTGCGTCTATTTTAATATACTGGAACAGGGCGGTATTTCCGTTAACTTTCGTAGCGGTATCAACAAAATCTTTAGGAGTATTCGCAGTGGGTAATTGTAGGCCGGCAGGCACAGCAACAGGCGCGGCGAAAGGCAGTGGTGCCAGAACAGGCGGTGGAGGCGGACCCGCAGGCAAGAGCGCAGCATTCGCGGCGACCTTGGCGGCGGCAGCATTCGCGGCGAGCTTGGCGGCAGCGGCATTCGCGTCGGCCTTGGCTTCTGCCTCCAGACGGATGGCAGGGTTCATGTTCATGGGCGGAGGCGGAGGAAAGGCAGCGCCGACTTCTGCCTTTACTTGGATAGAGTAGCGAACAAATTCAGCATCCGCCTGACGTTTAGCTTCACCCACATTTTGAAGAGATAGCATTAGAGCTCCAGGTATTTGCAGAGCAACTAATTCATCTAACGCAGCTTTTACACCAGAAACCTTCGCATTATTTGTGGGCGCTCCTGTTACAGAAGCACATAACGCATCATATTTAGTTTTTAATTCACGTACAAATTCTAAGGCAGAGTTTACGGTAGCCATATCAACATCCTTCGCTCTTAACAATACGATACAAATATGTATAGAAAGGAGAAAACGATCTAATCCCTTAGATAAATGGTCAAGTATAGTTTTTCCCTTATTTTCTGCAGATTGTCCTACTACAATGGGAAGTACTTCATCAAGATTTGCAGGCTTGGGTAAGGCACTTCTTGTATCTGCAATTTTTCCAACTGCCGTAGCGCCAACCCTACCTTTTTCCAAAGGACTTGCTCCACTACGGCCAACCGCGTTAGAAAACATTTTTTGAGCATTTGTCAAAATACCATCTAACACACCAACCACCCCTTTTGCATTCATCGCCATCTTTTTCTATTAAGATCCCCTATTTTTTGCGAGAGGCCTTCTTGTGGCCAGCCCGTTTACGCGCTACTACCGGGGTCTTTCTCCGTTGCTTCCTCTTTGATTTAGATAATTTTCTGGAATATCCACCTCCTGTTTTAGCAAAGGGATTTCCGAACCATTCTCTAGGAGCAGGAGCAGGAGCAGTCGTAGGTAAACGCATGAGTTGGTTCAATTTATCACGAAGTCTTTCAAGGTCTACTTGAGGCGTATTTGCAGATATAATACGGGGTATTTTAAGGATTTTCTCTGCTTTTCCAAGCCGATTGCCCAACCTATTAAATACAACAACGAGATTCTGAAGTTGTATCAGCAATATCTGTATATAACCCAAAGATCTACGCACAAACTCAGTATTACCTGTTCGCATTTGTGGAATAATTTGTTGAATCGTATTTATTAGACTTTCATTTAAGATTCTCAGATGATTTAGCTTATCTGCCGGCGAAACAATTTGGGGTATAACAAGAGCACGAGCAGGAGGGGCAGAAGGAGCAGGAGGAGCAGGAGGGGCAGGAGGAGCAGAAGGAGCAGGAGGAGCAGAAGGAGCAGGAGGAGCAGAAGGAGCAGGAGGGGCAGGAGGGGCAGAAGGAGCAGGAGGAGAAGAAGGAGCAGGAGGAGCTGAAGGAGCAGGAGGAGCAGGAGGAGCTGAAGGGGCAGGGGCAACAGCCACTTGATTCAGACGTGCACGTGTCTCCGCTATTTTCGTTTTAACATCCGCTTCAAACTTCTCAACCTCCTTATCAATACCTTTCCCCTTGAGATTTTCTGTAGCACGAAGCGTCACGTCCTGCGTGCTTGTTAATACTTCCTCTAATATGGGTACGAAGGGGGCATTTAGAGATGACATCCCTCACTACTTATTCATCACAAATTTCACGCGTCCATATCCTCACTCGCCTCTTTTAGCCGTTTCACCAGCCCCTCCACGGCTCTGCTCCACGTATAGCTCTGAACCGTCTTCCGCGCTGCCTCGCCGTGCGCCTTCCGCTTGCCCTCATCCAGCACATAGACCTCCATACCCGCACACAGATCCTCAGGGTTCATCGCAGCAGCTTCGCCACCCACGGGCGAATACACCATCGGGAGGTAATAACGGTTCTTCGCCTCCACCAATACACTGTTCGCATCCGTGCAGAACTCCTTGAAACCGCCAAGCCGAGGCACAACCTGAGGAACGCCCACACCCATCTGCTCAAAATTGCACAGCCCCCAGCCCTCCCCATCCGCCGAGTTCACCCCCGCATCGGCCACATTGTAAAACATGTTGATATCCTCATCACGGAACACCATGTCCTGGGAAGTCACCATCAGCCGACCCCCGAACTGATCCACCGTGGCCCCACGCAACTTGAGCTCGCGCTGGAACATCTCAAATAGCCACCAACCTCCTTTTTCACCCTTGTCACAGACGCACAGAAGGCAGAGAGGCTTCGTGGGATGCTTCACAACCAAGTCGGCAAACGCCATGATGAGAATATCATAGCGCTTGCGAGGCTGATTCCGATTCACATTCAAAAACAAGAAGGCCTCCTCGGGGATCTTCAGATTCTTCCGAATCTCGGAACGAGGAAGGGGGCGGTACATATCCTCATCAAAACCGTGGAGAATCACATCAATGGGACGATTCACGCCCTGGTCCTTCAGACACTTCTTCCACCCGCTAGTAAATGTAAAAATGCGCTCGGCCTTCAGATTCAGCATATCCAGGTAGCCCTGCATCTGCGTGGTGTACACCTGGTCACAGTAGATCCACGTCTTGAAGTTCTTGGGTATACCTGACTTGTCAATCTCCGTCAGAAACTTCCCCACCACGGACATGTCATTGAAAATCATCACGACATCCGGCTTATGCTCGCGAATCACATCGGGCAAGGGCTTATAGCCGAATCCCTGCTCGAACGGCTTTTCCAGAGGCACAGCATCCACCACAGTCACATTCGGAGGATAGGGGCGGTAGCCAGGAGGGAACTGCTGGTTGGGAAACTTCTGGAAACCGTAGTGCACTACCTCAAGCCAAGGGAGCTTGGCGAGCTCGCGCAGAATCCCATAGCTCACCTTGCTGTACCCCGTGAACTGGTGGCAGTGCGTACTGACAAGCATGAACTTGAGCTTCTTGGCGCTACTAACGGCAACAGCAGTAGGCTCAACGGCTCCTATAGAGTTCCCCGCGATAAGGCTCTGTAGCTTAGACAGATAGTCCTCTTGCACGGCCATGTTTTCTAATGCCATTCTTATACTATTGGCCTTAGGCCTATAGGCCAAAGGGCCTATAGGCCAAAGGGCTATACAGCCAAATGGCCTAATGACAAAACGCATAGATACATACAACCAGCCAGATGTCCTGGGTCAGACACATGTACCCTAAATATAAACGCAAGGCGATACCAAAGGCTATTCGTGAACAAATTTGGATCAGAGATTTTGGTAAAACCTTTGAAGCCAAGTGCAAAACACCCTGGTGCCAAAATACAATCAATGTCTGGGATTTCCACGCTGGCCACAATAAGCCAGACTCTAAGGGTGGCTCCTTGACGCCAGATAATCTTGTACCCATCTGCTCACGCTGTAATTTGTCCATGAGTAATACTTATACGTTTGATGAGTGGTCCAACCTCAGCCCAGACTCCAAAAAAAGGCCGTGGTGGTGTCCGTGTTTCTAAATTATATCTAGGACCAATCAATGATCAAATATGTCTTGAGGGGGTCAATAATAATATCACAGCCAACGAAAGTCTCTTTCAGCTTCTCAACAAAGCGAGGGAGATACGGCGCCTTTTCCATATCGCCGATTGAAGAATAAGGCGACATTTGTTTTATTTGACCGATATTCCTCCAAATAAACTTCTTTTCACGAATATTTGAAGACATGGACCTTTCAAACTCTTTGCAGAGACCCTCTAAAATAAGCGCAAGCCTCTTTTGGATTTCCTCCTCCTTGCGCTCGTCCTCATCCTCTTTAGAATCAAATGCTTGAAGCCTATCACGGGTAATAGGGAACTTCATGGTGGGACCCAAAATAACTGCCCCCGTCGCCCTTCAATTTTTAGAGCCCCAGCACCCTCCTAACATCCCCTTTTACACCCTCCTTTGACTCCATCCACTTCGCCAACACATGTGTGCGAAACTGTTCATACACTTCGGGCTTTGCTCGTAGCGTATGTACAATCTGGGCGGCATGCTCCCAACTCCCCGCCACCATGAGCGGAATGTATTTCCCCAGGAACGCTAGCCACGCATCATTGCCCTCCTCTTTCACGACAATTGGCACAGCTCCTGCCTCCAGAGCCTCATAGACCCGAAACGTCTCTGGATTCTGTCCGCCAGGACAAGGCACCATCCACGAATTCAATAACACGGCTAGTGTCTCTTCGCGCCCTAACATCTTCGGAGAATTCCACTCGTCCATAAATACACACCGATGCTCCTCCCCTATACCCATGAATGAACGTAACTTCTCCCTGCGTCCCTTCCACCCAGTACCAATGAATGACCATGCGAGTTCGCGGAAAGGCGGTTTAGGAGTATGTGTGTGCGGAACACTCCCAGGAATAGCCCAATGAGGCCCAAGAGGTATCACCAGAACCTTATCTCCAAAGGCTCCTAGGTCGGCACGAATATAGTTGCGCACAACTCCGAGGCATCCAGGAAGACCATAAAAGTCTATGCGATCCGCCGAATACTCGTCACTCAAATGTAAGACATAGAACTTCGCCCCAGCAGAGCTCCACCTGGTCAACTCCACAGCCGTCTTATCTACCCACGGCCTCTGTACAAAGACAATGGGTTCATCGGAAGGAATTTGACCGGCATCCATTCTCTCCACAGTCATTCCTACGCGACCAGCAAACATATCCTTCAACCAACCGAATTCATGCCATTTACTACTATCGGTATCAAAGCCAATAGACACAATGCGCCTAGACCCTATCGCTACAGCCTTCTGCGGAGAAGGAGCAGAGACAGGAGGGGCAGAGACAGAAGGGACAGAGACGGAAGTACCAGAGACAGAGGGAGAAGCCACAACACAGCGAGCATCTTCCAAGGCTCCCAAGATATCTAAGGGACCCGCTAAGGTGCCTACGCTAGCAAGTTCCTCCTCACTAAATCGCTCCGTATTATTCCACAGATCACTGTCAAAGGTATCCTTCCTGTCAAAATCATTGAATGTACTCTTCTGGTACACGGGGTCATCGTCCTGATAACAGCCGGCCACGAGAGGGTGTAAAAAGTATATGTTGAGAATCTTCTCTATATTACACATCATGTGATCCGCACTCGTCCACACGCCACCACGCGCCCGAATAAAGTCCACAATCTTCTTAGCTCCCCGACGCGTCAGCACGTACGCATAGGCGCAGAAATGGAAATAGCGACTGCCCCCCTCACCCTGCCCGAACAACCGATTCTCTTTTACACGAGCCACAGATGCGTTGATCTTCTCTACCCCCACCGCCTCAAAGCCTGCACGATTCGGCGGTAAAATCCCGCCCAAATATATCAAATCCCATCCTTCCGGCAAATGCCCATTGTCTACCGCCCTTTCCCACGCTCCGCGCCACTCAGGCGACAGCCGAGCATCATCCTCTAACACCAAATATGTATTGATATCCGGCTTCTCATTGATCAACTGCATCCACACGGCAAGATGACTCAGGGCACAGCCCATGACCGACTTCTTCCACTTGAAATCGTGGGGTCCAAACAGCTGCGCAATCTTCGGCGTCAAGGTCAAGCCCCGTCCATCAAACGCTGGCAGACGCATCAGATGATTCGCTAAACCAGGATGCGTCTTCTTGAATAACTCTAAACGATCTGCGCGCCTATCCAAATTAATAATCCACGCATCGTCAATGCCGTGTGCGACTTGTTGATGCGCCTTGTACATTCCACGATGGACATAGATACTCCTATCGGTCAAATATGTGTGACGAAGACTCACGTCGCAGTACACCGTGTCCAGGTCGCATACGGGCACTCGCATGCGCTTCGTTAGCAGTGACAAGATACTCTGGTCGTGGCGATGCCCTGTCCAGAAGCCGTCTACCTGTGCGCCCGTCCACTTCGCCCCCACAATAAGCTCCCGCTTCTGCCCTAATCTCCAAGCCTCCTCAAAGAAATCCACGGCCACCTTCTCTCCGCCAACGAAACACATGGCCCCGGCCCATATCTGATTCGCAACCAACTCTTCTCCCGTCATAGACATCCCTTTTACAAATGCGTCATGACACCTGTACTTATTGAATTCACGTGGATCGGCCAAGTTACAGATACCATATTTAGCCACGACCTCTAGCCATAAAGAGGGCTCACGGACGAGTACTGAGCCGGCGTCCATATACAAGACTGTGCTGCCCACGTGAGTCCGCGCTGATTCTCTCAAGATCCAGAGTTTCCAGGCAAAGTGCTCGGCTGCCCAGAGATCCTGGAAATCGGCGGAAGTTTCCTTGGGGAATCTGTGGAATTGTGTAAAAGGGTATGTTTGGCGGAGCTCGGATTCTGCCATGGCAGGCACATCGGCCATGAGGTAGGCGTGTACGTCTGCGACTGCTTCTGCATCTGTTGTCGCAGTAGCCATAATGCTGCGGAGCCACATGTGGAGGGAAGGAAGGAATTTGGCGTTGGCTCCCGTCACGAAGACTGTGGGCTTTGTGGCGTTCTTGAAAAGCACATGCTTAGGCGTAGCCAAAGCCAAAGGCAAAGCCAAAGAGTCACTCGTATATCCGAGAAACCGAGGAATTCCCTCTAACTCCTTATCGGCCAGACCCCCAATAGACCATATACGCCTCGCACACTCCGACAAGGTACGGCGCACCATATCACGACGCACCTCATCGACCGCGGGGACTGCAGCCTTCTTCCGCCACAACGCGGGATCCTCCTCCACCTGCTTCACGAGCCGAATGAGTTCGCCGGCAGTTGTTACACCCCGTGCATCAATGAATCCGGCCGTGTCAAAATCGCGCTCCACCTTCGGATCGCCCCAATAAATTGGCACACAGCCGGCAGCCTTTGCATGTAATAGTTTCTCCGTCGTGTAGCCTGGCGATGAGTGATTCTCATAGGCGAGGACAAACCGATACTTCTTGTAAAATTCCACCTTCGCCAATTCTCCACCTCCTCCGCCGAGGCCAGCGAATATGGCTGAGCCCACGTTATTAAATAGACGGCCGGCAGAATCTACAGGCTTGTACTGGTTGAGCCACTGGAAGGCGGCATTGCGCATCGGCTGCCTCGGATTCGTAACAACGAACGCGCAGAACTTCTCACGCGTTGCTCCTGCTATCGCAGCAGAGCAAGCCATCTCAATCGGAATCGGCTTCGGATTTCCTATGCGCTCGGGGTCAGCGCGAAACCAATTGATCTCCAGCATCCACAACGGCAAACGCAAGTACCGCCCGTCATTCATATCCAGGTGTTTGTAGCCGATATTGAGGCGGATATCGTCACGTACAATCGGCTCCGTGTTTTCGCCCGTGTAATGGATCTTCGGTAGCTCAGCAGGAAACTTCTTCCATGCATCGCCGAAGGGTCCGAACAGCAATACATCCATCGGCCCTTCCGTGACACCAATCACCTTCCTTTTTACTCCAGACGCCTCTAGCATGAGGGTGAACATGTTGTAATCAGGGCGAAATCCGTCCCACATATCGGAAAACCCGATACGGAACGGGCTTAGCGAAGGCTCAGACGCAGCCAAGGGCTTAGCCAAAGCCAAAGGCTTAGCCAAAGGCAAAGGCGCAGCCACCGCAGCCACCGCCGCAGATGACCACTGCTCCTGAATCTCGGCCGAAATCGGCGTGAATCTCTCCAGAATCTTCTTGCGCGCCTCAACCAGCCCATCCATACCAGGCCCCCTACCCACCACAAGCCTCTCAAACGCCCCAGCCCCCTCACTTATCTCATTATCCCTGTAATAACCGCCGGCGAATCCCAGGTCCCGCAACAAATCGCTATTGTGTACCAATGGAATCCCCATCCACAGAAGATCCAGCAAATACGGCCGAATGCGGACAAAACGAGAATGCGCCACAATGATACTCATTGGGTCATACACAAAATCCACCGTCCTCTGACGCCCCACAAATACAGGCCCCTTCCCAGGAATATCCGAAAACACATGCTCCAGAACATTCTTCTTGAAAAACTCCGTCTCCTTTATGGCATCCGCATTGTGCACCCGAATATCCTTGCCAATCACCACACCACCCCTTTTACACAGCTCGCGCACAATAAACAAGGGAATCGTACAACTACTCGCCGATGTATTATTCGTCTCGCATATGTGGACTGACCACGGCCGTCCAGAATGTTCTGGCATATCACGGACTTGGGGCCACACAGGGGCCTTCGTCTCCGTGCGATAGGCCTCGGCGGGACTAGGCGTCCATGTGAATGGCACCAAACGCACAGGTCGCCTCAAGAGGATCTCGGCGTACTGAACATCATCGCCAGTCGTATGTTCTTTGATAAGCCATACCTCAGAGATTCCTTCCATGTTCCGATTGGAAACAGGGCTATGAGGAAATAGGGATAGCTCCACGTCATTGTACAACATAGGCTTACGGCAGAGCCACACTGCTCTCCTGAAGAGAGCTCGCACAGAAGGCTGTAGGAAATGATTGCCGACTTCAATAAGAAGATCGCCTGCGACTGCTTCTGCTTCTGCTTGTGCCGCCAAATCGCCAACCTGTACCACCTTCCAATCCACCTGAATCCCTTTTACATCTTCCCACCAACCCGTCTGTATCTCGGCAGCAGTATTCACAAAATATACGTCATGCCCCTTGAGCCTCAAGGCTTCTCCCATTGACAGTGCCGACTGTGGTGAGCCAGCACTGAAAAAGGAATATTGTTGATGCACCGTAATCGCTATACGCATTTGCTTGTCTTCTGTGGCCAGAATCCTTTAGCCTTACTGTAAGCCAAGAATGTGCTCAGGAATGCCCGACGTCTCCCAATCTGCGGGCATGCCATTCGCTACCCAAGTAATGTTCGTTATGGTCCAGCTGGCACTATACCCAGAATGCCCATCTTCCTCCATCTCCTTGAATATGATGGCTGCTAGTGGGCTCACATCATTCATTGACTTATTAGCGCGAATGAGCTCACCACCAGCCACTTGTTGCCAGGCCGAGGGATAGGTGGTAGTAGCCTTGTTAATAGCATCCATCGCGCGCTTCAGATACTGGCGCGAACAGCCATCGTCGGCGAAACAGGAGAAATCGTAGTTCTTGATGAAAGGGGAGTCAGCCATTTGTTTTGGGTTGAGGGACTTGCTTCCTAGGTGCCGGTCTAAATTCAATTTTTTCACCCCTGTCTTTCTAAAAATGAATCCGGCCACGGCCACAGGAAACTAGTCCCTAAACAAATGGATATCACAGATCTTCACAAGATGAATGAGCTTATTGAGATATTCCAAGAAGTTGCCGGCGCCTTGAAAAAGGGGCGCACGGAAACTGTCTACCAGAATGCCATCACGGTGGAATTACAAGAGAGGGGCATTCAATACACGGAGGAAGAAACGATGCCGATTTACTACAAGGGCAAATTCGTCGGCCAGGAACGTCTAGATATTGTCGTACACACTTGGCTTCAGATCATCATTGAGCTGAAGGCAACTGCCACGGAAATAAAGTCAGATAATCTCTGGCAAGTCATCAGTTACATGCGCTACAAGAAATACACGAAGGGCGTCGTGGTCAATTACAACCAGTCACCCAATAAACAACTCTCTTACACATTTGTCCTGTTACAAGAGGATCGGCCTTACATATATGACCTGGAGACAGGTGCTATGACGGAGTTGACGGATTATGCGTATTAGATGTGACTTACATACTCTCTATCACCGCATTCCATCTCGCATGGACTTCTGGATTATAGGGCGAATGGCGCCAGAGGAGGGCCCTCGTGTGTGCGCGAAACACTTCTCCACGCTGATGATGATTCGCGCGTATATTGTCAATCAGGTCGGCAGCCCCACGAAGGTCCGCACCGCGGTAATAATATCCATACTCTGACCAATCACTCGCATTGTGTAAGACGGGATAGCCTGCGTGGAAGTACTCCAGCACCATGTAATTGTATTCGTTATTCCACTGGGTACATACAGGAATGGCCGAGGGCCACTTCGTCATAATCGTCAAGATATCCATGCGCCCGAGCATTTTTACTCGCCCGGCCTTCACGAGTTCCAGGTTCGCCCACACGGACTCCTTGAAAAAGGGTATCAACATGAGGCGTTCTCCATTGACCACAACCACTTCACCGCGCCACCCCGGATTTCTGCGGAACCACGTTTCAATCGCCATCAGGGGCACTAAGGAACACTTCTGGAAACTGATATTCGGCTCCACAATAACGAAGACGTCATCACTCGGCCCAGACTCGGGCGCAGCGGACCCTTGAGCAGGTTTCCACGAGAATTTCCTCTCACCATCGCGTGATAGGATCTGTGGATCCCAGACATAGGGTACAACTGGTCCCAGACCCTTGCTCAGGCTAATATGATTCATCGCCCTCGCATATTCGCCGTGTTGCGCATAATGGGGCGATACCCAAATATCATCCAATTCCCCTATAACATGATGCGAGAAGAACATGTCAGGATAGAAAATAGGCGTCTCCACATCTATATTGATAATATTGCCCAAATACAGTTTCCCGATCTTGGCCCCGCAGTTCTTCAAGTACTTGCGCATAGATGCGTCGGTGCTCATGCCAATCTCTATGTACAGCTGAACAGGTATGGGGGTCTTCGCAATCTCCTCTAAGCCCATCAAGCGGACGTCTTGCATATACTTTGGTACCTTGTTCATATCTGCCGGCTTCATATTCACGAGTAAGAAGGGCTTCCATCCCATGGCCTCAAACATGCGATACATGATGTAGATGTTCTGGAAAAGGCCGTTCATGAATAGGTTGTCTTCGGTAATGGCGGCCGTGGCAAGCAAGACGACCTTTTCTTGGTCTAGACCTCGCTCTAGACGAAGCTCTGGACGAACAGAGCAAAAGGGCTTTGGCTCTGCTGCTTGGCTGCCGCGGCCGCTGTACCTAACCATCCCCGGAAAAGATTCCAATGACATTCCTCTGTCGCATGACGACAAATAAGACCCCTCCATATTCACGCACTCTTCTCTAACACCTTCACCCGAGCATTTAAATCTTTGACCGCCTGCAGGAGGACGGCAGTAACTGCCGCGTAATTCACGTATTTCGTCCCGCCCCTCTCCACAATACACTCAGGATAGGCTGCGGCCACTTCCTGTGCCACTAGCCCCAACCGTTTCTCGGAGGAGGGCGAATCCATATATGTATACGTATATGCGTTCATGGATTCCAGGGTGTCAAAAGATATGTTCCCGATAGGACCAAGACCCTCTTTTACACGGCTATCGGACAAAGTCACATATTCTCTGGCGTAACACGTGCCTTCCACAGTAATTGTATTCGCCACAATGGAATTCACCTGGATATTACTTCCCGTTGTGCCAGAAGCCACTGTAGTCGCATTACACAAAACCAACGGACTTGTCACCTGGATGTTACAGGAGCCAGGATAAGCTGCGAGGAAATTGGTATTTATAGTTTTTGTATCATAATTCACCATTTTCTGGATATTTCCCACACTCGTAGCGAGGGCTCCCACGGGATCAATACCAGAAGAGCTGGTATTTACATTGGCAAGTGGTACAATGTTCACGAGGAAGGGTGAACTACTGCTTTGCATCTTCTGCTGAGCCTTGCGAAGTTTTCTTTGACCCGTGCGAATTGCGCAGACCTTTTCTTTCAACGCTTGATAGAATGAGTGAACCGATTGTCGTAAATCAAAGTACCAGTGTGGTACAGGTGGATACATCTACGGTGGTGTATCCAAACAGTGCCGTTGTACTCTTGTCAACCCTTACGGCTCCAGGTACAATCATCACTATCCGAGATATTACTGGCTACGCTTCTACAAATCGTGGAATTGCCGTCAGTACCACATCAGGTGTACACTATTTGGACGGTCCCGGATGTAATGTCTACAACATCAACCAACCATACGGCTTTCTTACGGTGACGCCGAGGACGAGTAATGTGTGGGCGGTGATAAACACCTTTGCCTTCCCTGATCAGGCTGCCCACCCGAGTGTGGAGGGCATCGATGTTCGTCAGGGCAACTTCAGCAATCTATCCGGTAATACGGGCTCTTTCAACAATCTGACCGTGTTTTATTCCACGTTCATGAATGTGGCCACTGTCTCTAGTGTTCTCGCCATGTCTATTAGCACACAGAGTCTGGGAGTAACCTCCACTCTAAGTGTGGTGAACTTGAGCACATCTTCTGCCAGGATATCTTCCCTCGCTATCAATAATCCTTTGACAACCAGTACATTGTTGGAAGTGAACGGAAGTATGAGAGCGAGCACGATATTTCTCACGAATTCTGCCTTTGTGAGAGGGTCACTTGTATACAATACAAATAACATCGTGTCCACTGTCCAAGGTCTAGGTACGGCCACCTATGTCAGCACGACTTCGCTAGTATCCACTGTCCAAGGTCTAGGCACGGCCACCTATGTGAGCACGCAATCCCTAGTATCCACGGTCCAAGGTCTCGGCACGGCCACCTATGTGAGCACGCCCTCCCTAGTATCCACTGTCCAAGGTCTCGGCACGGCCACCTATGTGAGCACGACCTCTCTAGTATCCACGGTCCAAGGTCTGGGAACTGCAGGGTATCTGAGTTCGCCGATCATAGGGCTTATATCTACGGTGATAGGTCTCGGCTCTTCTGGGTATGTAAGCACAACCATGATGGCATCTACAGTACAAGGTCTCGGGTCTTCTCAATATGTGAGTTCTACCGCGCTGGTCTCTACTGTCCAAGGTCTCGGCACGGCTACCTACATGAGCTCAGCTTCCTTGGTATCCACTGTCCAAGGCCTAGGCACGGCTACCTACGTGAGCACGGCTTCCCTAGTATCCACTGTCCAAGGCCTCGGCACGGCTACCTATCTCAGTACACCCTCTCTAGTATCCACAGTACAAGGTCTCGGCACGGCCACCTATGTGAGCACGGCTTCCTTTGTATCCACTGTACAAGGCCTTGGCTCATCCGGTTATATCTCATCACCCCACGTCGTCATAAGTTCTTTGTCCACGCATTCCTTGACTGTATATGGGCCGAGTACATTCATCAATGCATCCAATATATTTATTGGAGCAAGTTTGTCCACAAATACAATGCGTTTTATTGGAACATATAAAGACGGTTTTGGCGAAGCGACCCAGTACACAAATACCGTGATCGCAGAGCGTATTTATGACGATGGACTACTCACAGAAGAATCTTCCGAGCTTCTCCTATTCAAGGGCAACGACGGCACTCTTCCTGTAACATTTGGCCCAGGTCCTGATAGAGTACGTGTTTTGGCAGTGGGAGGGTTTCGCGTAGATATCGCATCGAATGGTGGAATTTGGCCAGTCGGTGGACAACCGCCTTCCACAGCAATAAGGGCATTTACTATTAACTGCAATGGCTTTGTGGGTATTGGATGCAATACCCCCTCTTACACTCTAGACGTGGCGGGCACTATAAACGCGTGTAATATTGGGATTAACGGTTCTATCCTAGTTACTACGTCGAATCTGGTGTCCACCGTCCAAGGTGCGGGCACCGCAAGCTATGTGAGCTCGGCCTCACTTGTGTCAACGGTCCAAGGCCTCGGCACGGCTAACTATGTGAGCTCCGCTTCCTTGGTGTCCACGGTCCAAGGTCTCGGCACGGCTAACTACGTCAGCTCGGCTTCCTTGGTATCCACGGTCCAAGGCCTGGGCACGGCGAACTATATGAGCTCAGGTTCCTTGGCCTCCACGGTCCAAGGCCTGGGCACGGCTAACTATGTGAGCTCAGCTTCCTTGGTATCCACGGTGCAAGGCCTCGGCTCATCAGGCTACATATCTTCACCGAATGTCAGCATAAGTTCATTATCCACAAATTCCCTAACAGTATATGGCCCAAGTACATTTGTCAACGCATCCAATATGTTCCTTGGAGCCAGTGTTTCTACGAATGTTCTGCGATTCCTAGGAACCGCTGGCGATTCTGATCAACTCTACACAAATACAGTAATAGGAGAGCGTATATATGATGGGCTGGCAGGTAGCGCTGGCCAGTCTTCCGAACTTATTTTATTCAAGGGCAATGATGCTGCGAATCCGTTCGGCCCTGATAGAGTGCGCGTATTGTCGCCAGGAGGGTTTCAAGTAGACATTTCCACAGAGACATCATGGCCAATTGGTGGTCAGCCACCGTCAACGGCTTTACAGGCCTTCTATATTGGCTGTAATGGGCGTGTAGGAATAAACTGTAATTCTCCTTCCTACACCTTGGATGTAAATGGCTCTATTAACGCTTCTGGAATGATAAATGCACGTGGTTTTGTAAACAGTGATAATCTAGTGTCTACGATACAGGGCCTAGGAACCTCCTCTTACATCAGCACGACGAGCTTAGTGTCCACGGTACAAGGCCTTGGGACAGCAGGATATATGAGTAGCGTTAAAAATGAGTTGGCCTCCACAGTCCAAGGCCTAGGCACTTCCTCTTACATCAGCTCCACTGGCCTAGTCTCCACGGTCCAAGGCCTAGGAACTTCCTCTTACATCAGCTCAACGAGCTTAGTATCCACGGTCCAAGGCCTTGGCTCGTCTGGATACATATCTTCACCGAATGTCGGCATA